GGCTTATTGTATTTTTTTTAAAAATTAGGTATGCTTGATTATCAATTAGTTAGGTTTTATAATACCCGTATTTTCGGACATACTTATTGTATTTTTTTTATTTTATGTGGTGGTTTTTATTAGTAGCTGACTTTTATTTTCTGTCGGTTGGTATTCGCTCTATGTTGGAGTACGGACCGGATCAGTATAATATCGTAATGGTTTTTTGCTTTTCTTTGTTGGCTTTGATTATAGGCTTAAATATCTATCTTGATAGGAGGAGCAGGCGGTAGGGCGTGGGCTGAAGTCTCTCTATTCTCTCTATGGAATGATATTATCTCCAAATCCCCCATATTCCATGCCAGAGTATAAGCTTGTAGCGCTCTCCGTATGCCTGTGGCGAGGCTGATAGCGCAGGTTCTATGCGGAAAGCCGGAGGATTAGCCGGAGTTGGAGAGGGGGAGAGGGAGGGCACTTCCTTTCAACAAAATTCAACTTCCTTTCAACAAAATTCAACTTCCTTTCAACAAAATTCAACTTCCTTTCAACAAAATTCAACTTCCTTCCAACAAAATTCAACTTCCTTCCAACAAAATTCAACAGATCAGCGTTTTAAAACAGCGTTATGTAGTTCCTTTCAACAAAATTCAACTTCCTTTCAACAAAATTCAACTTCCTTTCAACAAAATTCAACTTCCTTCCAACAAAATTCAACTTCCTTCCAACAAAATTCAACAGATCAGCGTTTTAAAACAGCGTTATGTAGTTCCTTTCAACAAAATTCAACTTCCTTTCAACAAAATTCAACTTCCTTTCAACAAAATTCAACTTCCTTTCAACAAAATTCAACAGATCAGCGTTTTAAAACAGCATTATGTAGGGTTTTCCCACAAAATTAAGACATACAGTGCTTTAAAACGGCATAATGTGAGTTTATTCTACAAAATTCAATAGGTTGAGAGTTGAAAACTATATTCTATAGATTAGTAGTAATCGGAATATATAACAATTAAAACATAAACAACATGAACGTATATGCCTTTGCGCCTGACTTAGATTTGAGTAAGGAGGGAGGAGGTTCTATTTTTGGGGTGAAAGGAATAGAAGGCAGTGATGGTATAGTATATGCTAAGGTAGTTAGCTGTGTAGACGTTAAGGATTACGGTTGTGAGAGGTGTATTTTTTATGATTGTTATAAGGATAAATGTTTGTTATCGCGTAGTGTTAGTTGTGTAGATGGAGACCGGATTTGTAGGTACGAACAGGCTGCCATAGAGGGGGAGTAGGCGGCGCCTTGGGCTAAGGCCTGCGGTTGTAGGTGGAACGTAGGTCGGAGCAGAGCCGGAACAGTTTGTTGTGGAACTAAAAAAAATAAAAAGGAGGAGATAGCGATATGAAAAAGGCATTTAAGATATTTTCTATTATGTTTGTCATAGAAATAGTGTTGATAGCTATTTTAGATGCTATGGCGTAAGTGAGAAAAATTTCTTCATTAATTTTCTTATGCTTTAGACAGAGTGCTCCCGTCTGCGAAGATCGGAGCACTTGCTTTATGGGATTCATGGTGCGGTAGGTCGGTTCGATTCCGGCGATCTCACACAACATTAAAAACAAAGGAGGAAAGAAAATGAAAGATGGTATTACATTACATCCAGAACACGGATTGAATCCGTCTATAGAAGTTTGCATGATATGTGGCGAAGAGATGGGGATTGCTTTATTAGGGAATAACATCAAGGGGCAGGCGCCGCATCATATATGCACGGGCGAAGTATGTGACAATTGCAAAAAGATAATAGACGAAGGAGGTTGTTTTATTATCGAAGTCGAAGATGGCTCAGATCAAAAGAATCCGTATCGCACAGGAAGATATTGTGCGATAAAGAAAGAGGCAGCAAAGAAAATGTTTGGACAGGAGCATAATATTGTGTACATGGAAAAGTCTGCATACAGTCTAATAATACTATAAAAAACGAAGAGAGATATGTTTACAAAAGAAGAGCGATTATTCATATGGAAAAAGGTATATGAGATGATTGATAGGCAAGAGGATGGGGAATACATATGTGTTGCGTTAAGAAATGTAGTGTTTATGTATTTCAAAAAACATAAAAATATCTATGGGTTTCGTTCAGACGAAATGGTGAGAATATATTTCCCGGAATTGGAGGAGAAGATAAGTATGGCCACAGAACCAGAGGAAACAAGAACGTTTTATGGGTGGTTTGGTTGCATTAGTCCAGAAACGAAGGAGGTAAGGCTGAATATTGTGAAAGATATTATAAAAGAGTTAGAATAGTATTTTTGTTAATCTATTTTATTCATCAAATTAAGTTTTGGGTTTTGGCATGTCGGTTCGTGAGAATAGGCATGTCTATTTGTGTATCATAGAGGGATGGCGCGGCGTGCCGGTATGTATGTGCCGGTCCTGGTTCGATTCTGGGCATCTCACAAACAATAAAACATAATTATATGGAAGTAATAACATTCGGTCCGAACATGGATTTGTCTTCTAAAAAAAACAGGAGATGTATTTAGATTAAAATTGTATGGTATAGAGTATGATGTCAAAGTAGTTGGTGACGACGAAGATCCTCTTATGTTCTGCAAAGATTGTATATTTTTTAACAACTCCGAACGGTGTTCACTCTCAGAATCGCAAGACTGGTGCTTAAAAAAGCAAGTTGTTTACTGTAAAATAAGACATGATGAGGGAATTTAATGCGAAAGACGCCAATTTCTTATGGCGTCAAATTGGTAGGATTGATGGGGTGATAGAAACTCTGAACCGTACCGAAGGAGAGATGCCGGAAATTATAGCCGGAGTGCTAAAAAGAATAAGAGACGATATAGATAAGTTTGTAGACAATAAAACGAAAGATTATGAGAATATATAGGAATGATATTATAAAGGCGTCAGCGATAAGCACAGACGACGACAGAGGTTTGTTGTTGTGTTCAATAACAGATTCAGGCTTTACGTCTATAGCGAGCGTGATATCGGCTGTTAAAGACAAGTTACCAAACAAAGATCATAAGAAGATGGTGTTTGAAATCTTGAATGATACGAAAAAGAGTACGGACGATATAACAATTGTGGGACAAAAGTATTGTAATAAAGAGCAGAAAACAATATGTTTATGTAATGTTAGTTTTTTTATTTTTATTGAAAAGAGCGCCGGCCTGTGAAGGTATGCGCTCTTTGTATTTGTATAATATATAAAACGATAATAATATGACAGATAATAACATAGATGTGAATATCGTACCTGTAAAGAATGGTGCGAAACGTGTTGTGGTATCATATTACCATTATTCACGCAAGGACAAAAATCACATGAGTTCTCAAACGGATTACGTGTGGGAAACAAAGAATGAAGAAATGTTTAAATACTTTGAGGCCAGGAGGACAAAAGTATTTTATAGTCAGATTCGTGCCATGTGTAGATTCTATGGCAAGAAAAATGTACGTAAATACAAAAAGCTATGATATTAAAAACGACAACCAACGAGTTTTGTTTCATTAACGTAAGTTTCTATGAAACAATAGCAGATCCTCGCTATTTCTTTGAACAAGATTATGAAGAGATGCCGGAATATGAGGAGGAATTAGATTTTGATTTTGATTCTTATTGCAATAAGTTTATTCCTTTTGTACAGGAATGGGCGAATAAGGTGGGCGAACGCCTTTATGAATATGGTGTGAATAACATAAAGGTAATATCGGTCGGACATCCAAAAGAATACAATTATGGTACCGATTGGATAAACGTAGAGGTAGAGTTTTGTGATGAATGGAGGCAAAAGATGTTATCTAACATTGGTAAGATTGTTAATGATGATAAATGCAAGAAGTATGCGGAGGCTAATTATCGGTCGGTATCAGGATACATCTTTTTAGGACCTGAAGATTTAAAGGAATTTGAAAAGAAAATAATAGAAAGAAAGTCAGATTCGGGATATGATGTAACAATATTATTAAATATGTATCTAACTTTGGCTTTTGTAAAAGAATTTGGATTTAAAGCCGGAGAAGCGTGGAGTGAAATAACAGAATATGCTTACGGATGTTTATCGTATTCCGATTTTGCAACAACAGAGATGCTTATACCGGAAGGTTCGGAGCATTTATTCAAAGACATTTACACGGCAAAGGCCGACGAATTATATCATCATGTCCTGGATAAATTCGGATGGGCGTGGCGTGATCCGAAATATAAATCAGAAACAGAATTATGCTCGATGTTAAAATGGGCAAAAGAAAAAGGCTTGACCATTGAAGAGTTAAGTATTTAATTGTTAAACATAAGGCAGTAGTGGTGCGTGAGTATAGGTGCTGCCGTTAAAATATTTTATAAGATGAAAAAAGAAGAGATTCAAACTATTTTATACACAATCAAAGAAGGAGACAGTATTAAAATCAAAGTACAAGACAAAAGTGAAGAGATAAGATTGCGGGATCATGTAAGAAGAACGCAGAAATACGGATACAGGTTTTGTTTGTCTCATTTGCATGATGGAATTTTCTATTTGGAGAAGTTGGAAGAGGGAGATAAAGATAAATACTATAGAGTAATAAACAGAGGAAATGGAAAGACCGGAGTATAATAAGCTACGCAAAATGGCTAAGACTACTCCAGGTCTGATAGTGGACGAGGCGCAAAACATGATGCGTGTATCGCTGTATGATAATGGGGAACTTAAGAAGATCGTAGTAGTAATGAAATGCGATTCTTTTTTACAGTCAAAAAGTAACATAGAAAAGATAATGTTATTATCATCTTCTATAGAAGATAGAAAAAACAAAGAAAAAAATAAAACAAAATCAGAAAATGAACAGAACAACAAAAATAAGAGAAGAAATAGGAGGAAAACAGGTTGATTTGACCTTTTATGGGCGTTTTTGCAGCCTTATTGAAGGTGATAGAAAGATAATACTAAAGGCAATAAAAAACGGTCGTAAGAAAGGCGTAATCGGAGCCATTCAGCCTGGAAGACATGATAGAATTTGGACCACATGGGCTATTGCTTTTGAGGATCTGAAGGTAGGGGATACGGTAGAGTTTAGTACATCCGGGAAATACAATCCAGGTTTTCATTCTACAGAAAAGTATGTAGGATGTGTAGAATGGATAAAAGGATCGGAATGTGCGATAAAAACCGGCAAAGGGATGGCAGTAGTATTAATTAAACACGTGGAAAGGGTAGTAAGATGAAATTGAGAGAATTTGTAGAACTCTTTGATAAGAATGATGTAAAGGATTTGTTTAAGTCATTATCTTTATGTATGGAATACGTAAGGATAGATTTACATGTATTTAATGTAGGTGCTTATGTTACGTGCCTGTACAGTAATGATCTTGAACAGCTTTCAACGATGAAAGGGTGCGCTATATACGCGATAGTAGAAGTACCATGTTTATTTGAGGCATTTATGGAATATGCTTCACCGGAATTGAAAGCATATTATGATAAACTAACGAAAGAAGTGTGACATGAAAGAGGAAGTAGAACGGATAAAGAAGTTGGTAGGCATAGATCATAATAGATGGGAGCAACCTTGTACATGTGATAAATGCAAGAACATGTGTAAGGTTCCTTGTATTGGTACGCCAAAAGACATAGAGGCTATCATAGATGCCGGATACGCTGATAGGTTAAAAGAAACAATGTGGATGGTAGGGTATCTTGCAGTGAAGGAAAAACCAATAGCGATGATCCAGCCGACAGAGAAAGACGGGTGGTGCGCATTCCGCCGGCCAGACGGTCTCTGCGAGCTGCATGACCGTGGACTAAAGCCGACCGAAGGAGTTCTGGCTTCTTGTAAGGTGCTTGAAGAAGACAATATTCCAACATATGAAACGTCTGTACTTAGAGCAGTAGCTCATGAGTGGATTAAGGTAGAGAACTTCGCAACTATAATGAGAGTCGTTTTTAAATTTTTGCATGAAAATGAACGTAGAAAATAAATTAGATAAAGTGGTTAATATCCTAAAAGAAAAAGGATTTGTAGTATATAGAAAGGGCGGGAAGGAGCCAGGTGTGTTTTACGCTAAAGAAGGTGACAGCCGGATAGGATTCGTTTATCCCAACAACGGATATATATATGATAGAATAAAAATGTGGTCTTTTTCAAGGATATATAAACCACATAAGAAAACCGGGTCTTCGTGTTTAATGAGCGTCAGCGACGAATTTACGATAGAGAATGCGATTAAGAACATAGAGGATAGACTGTGGGTGAATTATATAAAAGATGGTAACAGAAAACGACCAGAAGAATATAAAAATATAAGAGAATTTGTTGGTAGCTTCACTAAATTCTACGGCTCTGTAGAATTAGTTGAGGTTAAGTAGTTTTCCATGTAAGTTAGTTGCCGGCACTGGTCTGCGAAGATAGGTGCCGTTTTTTTATTCAATAAAGGAGGACAAAGATGGAGAAAAGAGACAAGAAGATACCTTACGAGGTAGTCATACAGGAAAGAAAAAGAGTGGATTTATATGGTAACGTAGTGTATTATATCTATTGGTTTGATAAATATGGGTACAATATCACAAACGAATGGAAATTCTGGAGCAAGGGTCCGAAATGCCCTATAACTAATTGGGGTTTGTTTGGGTCATTCTTTTTTGAATACTCTGATACGCATCGATTGCATGATGAATGCAATTGGAAAACTTTCTTCTACGATAACAAGCATGATCTTAGAGATGTTATTGATGCTATTGTAATGAAGCATATAGAACAGAAAGACATTGTAAAATATTTAAAGAAAGGGGAAGCGAATGGGATCTCATTCACATACAACAGAGGTGGCAATGTATGGGAGTTGAAGCATAAGACAAGTCCATATATAGGTCAAGAGTTTTTACCAGGTGATTTGAAGGACTTTGATTACAGAGGAGAATTAATAGAGGATCTGGATGACGAAGATTTGTTAGATATCATATCCAAATATGGAAAAGATGTGGTAGCTATAGAGTGGTCAACAAGGGGTTATAATCAAGGTGATTATATAAAAGGGATAGCATACGTTACAAAAGAAAAATATGATAATGAAGTCTGCAACAAAGAAGGAGACTGGAAGGAAGATTGTGCCAAAATTATAGATAATGAAGTAAAGTCCATAGGTATGTGGATGTGGGGAGATGTAAAAGGGTACGTTCTTGAAAAGAAGGTAGCATTTACCAAGAAATACAAAGACGAATCAAGAGAGGATGAAGATTGCGAAGAATGGGAAGAGGTTGATTCTTGCTGGGGATGTTACGAGGAGACAGATGAATTGATAAAGGAAGTCATGATAGAGAATGGCTTAGAAGAATAGGTTGTAATGGCTGATAGTGACGGACGCCGCAGGAGACAGGTGGGTAAAGCGCGAAGAGTTCCGGTTCAGAGGAGACGCGGCCTGCTCTGCGTGGCGTAATGCTACAGTAGATGAAATTGTTGAACATTTTAAAAACAGATAATTATGGGATATATATGTACAAGATGTGGTGGAACAAATGTTGTCTGTGAAGCCATAGTAAATCCGAATACTGGAAAAATAATAGATTATCTTGATGAATCTTTCATGCATGCTATTTGCTCGAATTGTGAAAACGAGGTGATAATATCCAACATTGAAGGAGTCAAACATGAAATTGATTTAAGGTTTCATGAATTTGTAGAAAAAACAGGTAAGGAGCCTGAATACGTAGAATGTCAGATTGTACGGAAAGAGACAGGAGATGAACAAAGAAAGACAATAAAACTATCATTGAGCATCAACGATGATGACAATGATGATGTTTTTTGTTATTGCAATGGGATAGAATCGTTTAAGCAACTTGCTGAATACGGAGTGGGAGGATTTATCGTAACATTTTGTTGGAGTTTCTTTTAAAACCTATACAGATATGAAAATAATAAAAATTCCTATTACAGAGCAAAACAGAGAAGTCTATTGGTCTAGAAACAAAGATAAGAAGGCTTGGGAGAAGTTAATGAGTGAGTGCCCATCCATGACATCAAAAGAGTTTTGGAATAATGAATGGGAAGAATTTGATAAAGAAGAGATTTCGACGCATTGGTATTTCATTGTTGGCAAACCGGAATCGATAATAGATGAGTTGATTAATTTGGAGATAGGGGACACAAACGTATTCTATCCACATATAAAGAAGAATAGACCTTGGGATATTGAAGAAATGGACTGGTATGATCTTAGAGAACATGCCAATACCATGAGTGATTTTATTCAGAAGTTATATAACTACATTTAAAAAATGCTTTATGAATGGAATAATATTTGAATTAGAAGAAAAGTCGAAATATACAGGGAGATACATGGATGGGGAAATCTCCTATAATAACACATCTATAGATTACACGAAAGAAATACGAGAATGTGACAGAAAGAGTGAGATCAAGGATTTATTAAATGACCCTTGTCTTGGTAAAATATTTGAAAAGGGGGAAGTTGATGATGAAATTATATATAATGGTAATATAGAAGATGTAAAAGAGGAATGGATGCGTGCTATACAAAATGGGGTAGATAAAATGAATGTTAACAAAGATATGAATGGGCATAATCTTATTTATGTAATAAAATATGGGATTTGCAGATACGCGTATCGTATTTGCATTGATTCATATCCGGGATATGTTGTAAAAGATCCAATAACACTAATAGAATGGGTTCAAGGTTTAAAGCCTGGAACCGTCATTAAAATAAGAGGAATATTCATTTATCATTTTTTATAACATATTTTATGAAAACACAAGAAGAATACGCACTTGAAATTGACGAAATTGTTCGCCGGGATGTGGAGAGTTGCCAGAATGACTGGTTTAGGATTGACAGGGAGATATTTATGCAACCGGAAAACAGGAATAAGATATTTATTCTTGGAACCCGGAAGACCGGATGTGATTTAATAATATTGGGTGGCACTAATTGTGATGAAGGCAGTATGGATTGGCTTTTTGGGAGTCTTGGCAATGAAAATTTCTATGTATGTAAGCCGCTATCTTTCTATAAATCACAACAAGAAATCCAGAAAGTAAATCCGCTTTATGCTTTCAAGGTGGCCACTGCTTATTTTAGAGAACAAGGGAAGGTTCCGGTATTTGAAGATAGTAACTGTAGATTAATAAAACTATGAGCATAAAAGTAATAAGATACAGGTTGCCCTCTTATTGGGCTTGCCCGTTAATCAATGATGATTACACTGGATTAACGGATGAAGAATGTGAGGAAATCCAACGCTTCTTGGAAGCAGCAGAAGGTTATCCGGTAGATGTAGATTTGGAAACACAAGGGTTTTACCGTTGTAATGACGCAGGAACACTTCCCGGAGACTGTGCAGATTTTATTTTTCATAAGTGTAATGATTAAATTGAAATAATATGGAAACTACAAACAAACTGTTTTATTCAGATACAAAATTCTTTACAGAAAATGAAGAAGATTATAGAATAACAGTTAGAATCTCTTTGGATGATGACTGCAAAAATAACATATGCGACTGGAGCATAACAGCCGACGTTGACTGGAAAAACAAGCATGGAAAATATGAGGATTACTCAGGAGGCTGCTGCCGTGATGAAGTTGCAAAACATTTTCCGGAATTGGCAAAATTCATATCGTTGCATCTTTGTAACCATTATGGTGCTCCTATGTATCCGGTGGAAAATGGCATATATCTCGTTAGAAGAAGCGGTATGTCTGTGGCAATGGAGTATTTGCGTATATCAGAACAAGAATGCGTAGAATTATATAAAGCCTCTGAGGATAAGTTGTATTTCAGGTATATGCTTTTCAATCTGGGGATCGTGGATAGATGGAAAAGAGAATCAGAAGAACTTATTGCGGAACTTGAAAAATTGTGTGGTAAGAAGTGGGTTAATCCATATAAGCCGGAAGAAGAAAGATTTGTTTTAACACTAACGGACGAGGAACGATCTCTTATTGAAGAGCGTATTAAAGCCGGGCATTATTCCTCAGAAAATATAGAGAAACGCAGAGTGGAAGCCCATAAAGCAAAGATGGCGGCAAAACGTGCTGAAATTTGTGAGCGATACGATAAGAAAATCAGACAAGCAGAAGCAGAAAAGAAGATAATGCTCTGTGTGTTTGATTATGGGTTGTCTACCGGTAATGTTATATATTATTCTCACACGAACACTTTGTCTTTCAACTGGAACGGTTATGGAGAAAAAATCACACAGGAAGAGTTTGATGATTTTGTGAATAAGGTAGACCGCTCTCAGTTGCCGGAAGGTATTAAGTTTGAGCTTAAATAAAATACAGGATATGGAAAGATTGGATTTTGAAACATTGTTTCGTATTGTAAGATGGGATTACAACCGTTGTTTCAAGGATGAGTCGTTAGACAAGGATTTGTTTATGGGAAAATACGGGAAAGTTATGGGTGAACATTATTATAACAAGTTTGTCCATGAATTTGACGGAAATATTCTGAAGATGGTTGGTTACTTCAGAGGTTCCGAAAAAGAGGGGCAAGTCTTCTGCGATATGATAACCGAACGTATTGAAAAATACGAAAAGAGAATGTCATATGATAAAGGTAAGTTAAACAATTAAAAAGATATTTATATGAACAATTCAATGGTCGCTCACTTGTGGGCTCATGAACAAGAAGAATCAGCATCAGGGAGCAATTTCTTCTTTGAAGGTACAAGTATTTATTCTTATGGGCATCACTTTGAAGTCGGGAGAATAGTAAAAAACAAACAAGGGAAGAAAGCATACCTGATAAATGAAGATTATTATTCTGTTACCACGAGCAAACATCAATGCTATGTTCGTAATGCGATACCAACTTGGGCAATGGTTTTCAGTTATTAAAAGTAAAATTTATTCAAAAATGTGCATGCGGGGCGGTCACTATCAGATTTGATAATGACCGCTGAATTAAGTAACATAGCTAAGAATTGTAAAATATAGAAAATATGTATGAGAATATTTTAAGCAACATGTTAGGATGTCAGACATATTGTATATCAGACAGTCCCTCGAATAGATACTGTCTTATTGGACCTATTGAGTGCAATGAGAAGTTAATAGAAGTGTTTGAGAAGGGGATAACAGTAAAACTCAAATACGTGGAAAAACGGGTCCTGGATGCATTTACGGACAACGGAATCGACCTGAGTAATTACACTCATTGTATTATTGTGAAGCGGAATTTTTATCTCGCTTGGTAACGGCAAAACATAAACAATATGAATAATTTTGTAATAGATACTCCAGATAATTTCTGGCAAATAAGATGGCTTGACAAGTATATGGAAGGCCACAAAGGATTCATAGCTGGTGGATGTTTTAAAAATATCCTTTCCGGAGAAAGAGTAAAAGACATTGATATTTTCTTTGAAAGTGAAAGCGATTTTCAGGAGGCTATTGATTCGTTCAATGATGAAAAACATCAGAAAGAAGGATGGAAATTTAAGTACAGAAATGAGAAGGTATGTGCGTTCCAGAAAGAGGGAGAAAATGTATGGATAGAGTTCATAGAGTCAGAGTTTGGAAAGCCGAAAGAGATTCTTAGGAGCTTCGATTTTACTGTGACAAAAATGGCTTACTATAAGGAGCCCAAATACGAAGAAAAAGAAGATGATTATTTTCCATTCTCATCTGCAAGTATAGTAGCATACGAGTACAAACTACTCTATCATGAGAAATTCTTCGAACATCTTCATATGAAGAGGCTGGTTATTGACGAAAATATCCCTTTTCCAGTAAGTACATGGGAGCGCTCATATCGGTATAAAGGATATGGTTACAATATGTGCCGGGAGACAAAGAAAAAACTTCTACAGGCTATTAAAGGTGTAAACGTAGAGGAGGAAGATGTATCTTTGTACACTACTGGAGGATGGAATTAACCTATAAAACAAAATTGCTTATGAAAACATTAGAACAACTTAAAGAATTAGCATCAAAATGTTTAGACGGTAGAGATTTTAACAGACTGGCTAAATTTATCCCATATAACATGATAAAGGATTTCGGTATGGAGCCGAACGAAGAATACAATAACGAAGAAAGGTGGAACAGTACTGTAGTTGAATTTACCAGGGAGAATGTTTTGAAACAGCTTGAAGAAGATGTAAGATTCGGTTTTGAAAAGGCATTAAATCAGAGAGGGATATCAGCCAGTTTAATGTTTGAATGTGTGATGATGTGGAACTACATCCTGGAAGAAGGTCTTGAAGACTGGGATGAGGATGATTATGGATTTTACGGGCTACCTCTATTTAAAGCTACGGCTGTAAAATACGGATGGGATAATCCTATAGGGGAAGACAGCGGGAGAGAAAGAAAATATGATTCACAGTATTAAATGGGCATATCATGAGCACAAGTAAAGAATACAAGGCAGTAAGGAACTGTATATTAAATGAACTTCACCTTACCAAAGAAGATATAATCAAAAACATAGAGCCGTTATTGGAGAAACACGTAAAACGGTACATGGTTAATACATATGGAGGTGACAACCAGATAGAAAACTGGATCAGATGCATGGTGAATGATGAACTCAAACGAAGAGATCATGATTTTGTAAGAAAAGCGTGCGAGAGCGTCATCAGGGGTCATGTATTAAATGAGTTGAATATAATCGTAAGATCCAAAAGTGAGAAATGTACATGTGAAAACAGAGTACCATCCGAAGAGGATAAGAAAGAGTCAACTGACGGACTGTATATAATCTACAAAGACGGACATGCAGAGCCGTTTACCGGCGATAACTCCAAAGATTGTGTACGATACATCGGGTTGAAGCACAGATACATGTCATTTGCAATCTCACTGACGGAGCATGATATCGTACAATTGCTTGACGATGATAGCCGTGAAGAATCCGGAAGTGGGACATATTATGAACGTGAATGTGATGCGCTGTTTGACATTGACGGACGCGGCAATACGGAACGCCTTGTAGCCAGAAATCCAAAATTGAGAAATCTGCTGGAAGATGGCGAGTATATACCATCTCTTGGTCAATTAAATTTAATGGCCCATAATATGGACGAACTAAACAAAGCATTCACTTATGTTTCGGCATCTCCCCTCTCCTCGACGTGGTATTGGTCCAGTACTGAGAGCAGCCAGGCCGTCGCGTGGTACGTGGTCTTCTCCAGTGGCCTCACGGGCACTGGCAACAAGCACATCGGAGACAAGGTTCGGACGGTAATTGATTTTTAAAAAGGATTACAATGATAACATCAGTAAAAATAAAAGACAATACGAAAACTCCATTTGAATATGTTTCTGACATAGAAGCGTTTGAAAATGGCAGAGAATTTATTTTCAAGCCAGGAGTGAATGTGATTGTAGGTAAAAACGGTAGTGGAAAATCAACCTTGCTTAACATCATATCAATGTATGCGTTATGTGAGAAATCCATGTGCTCTGAAATACCGATCGAGGCACTGGATTTTCCACCTATATTTGATGATGATGATGATGACAAGGTTCTTGATGGGATTGACATATCATCCGATTATGCAGGGAAAGTATTCCGTTTATTGCCATCGGCGGAGATAAATCAAGATAAAACAGGAGCGTGCGTACAACATCGACCTTTGCATGACTTTCGAAAGATATATTGAGATAGCAGATAAAGATGCGGAGCGGGCTATGGCTTTCTTGAAAGAAGCCTACCCGTTTAATGAAGAAACAGAAGTCTTTATCAGGAAAAGATACAATATGTCTATCGATGTTGACCCGGAAGAAAATTAATTTATATTAAATCATTTTGTTTCTTATTAAGCAACAAAAGACATATCTTTGTCCGAAAAAAAACAGAATGGAAGAAAAAGAGATAAAAGAAGCTATGATTGAAGCCCTAACGCACTTAGAGGGGTGTAAGTATTTCGTAGCTACGATAGTAAATGAAGAGGAAAGAAGATTTGATATGAGCCTAAGAATGTCACAACATCAATTGGCATTAATTATAAAAGGCATCTTATCTAATAATGAGATGATGATGATGGATGTTTTGCAGTGGTGTTCTGAAAGATTTAAAAACAGTATAGAGAAAGGAAAGAAATCAACTAATTAAATATTAATACAATGAATCGCTGGTTTGAAATTACGGTAAAAGCCGAGATTGATAATGTCGAGAACGGCAAAAAAAAGAAGGTAACTGAAAAGTATTTAGTGGATGCCTTGTCTTACACAGAGGCAGAATCAAGATCGTTGGAGATCTTCAAGGATTTGTACAATTCTTTCGAGGTTGTAAAAATTAATCCTATTAAAGTGTCGGAAATCTTCTTCAACGGAGAGGCTGAGTACTGGTATAAGTGTAAGGTGAATTACATTACACTGGATGAAAAGAAAGGTAAAGAAAAGAAAACACCATGCTATATGTATGTCCAGGCCGGCAATCCCAAGGATGCCGAAGCTGTGTTGACTAAAGGCATGCAGGGTACGTTGGGCGACTGGAATTGCGAAGCTATTGCTGAAACGAAGATCATAGACGTATTCAAATACGATCTTCAGAAGGGAGCTGAAAAATTAGGCGAGAAGAAGAGTGAAGAGTAAGGCTGATGTAGTTTCCAACATAGCGCTTGTTGTGGCGATAATATCATTGCTTTCAGCAGGCGCTTTCCTTCTGATAGTGATTAAGACAGACGAGGTATCTAAATTATTAATGAACGTACCTTATCTACTGGCTTCAGTGGGATTGTTCTTTTCAATAATATCATTATTATTCGAATGGAAAGCAAGGAAAAGAAGCTATACGTCTGCGAACGATGCGGACGAAAAGTGATGATAAGAAGTCATGGCTTATGCCAGGCTTGCAGGAGCAAAGAGTTGACTCCGAAGAAAAAAAACAGAATTACATCCATTAAAAACAGCAGCAAGAAGAAAAAGTTAGAGAACCCGGATTTATCCGGGTTTTTTCGTCTTATGTTGGAGGAGTTGAGTACTATTCGAATGTCTATGACTGGTAAGGCTATTCATTTTCCTACAGTATGTAACGTCTGTCACATACTTCCGAAAAGGATATATAAGTCGGTTGCTACTTGCAGGGATAATATAGTTTTCCTTCATGAATCGGAGCATACGGTATTCGACATGTATCTTGACCGGATGGAATTTGATAAACTTGAAACAGAATTTCCTTTTGTATGGAAGTATGCGGTAAAGAAGGTACTGGATATGGAAAGCAGGGGAATGATCAAAGAAAGAGGTAGGTTGATTATTGAAATAATTGACAGATATAACCCCAAATAGTATTAACCTGATATAATTCTATTATAAAAGTTTAATACATCTCTTTCAGAGATCGGGTTATTAGCCTAAGCCTTGAAACAAAGGCTACGTTATTTGAGAATAGATAGTTACCTACGGATGTTTACCCAAGTTCGTAGCTCTAAGAATGGTGGTTAAACAGGAGTAGTGTATTTGACGAAACAGTGTTGCCATTATATAAAACCTCTTATAACATTGGCGATGGGTACTAACAGGATGAAATATTCCTGACTTATCCCTAACGGGATTTACATCTACCTCGGAGACCGAAAGGTCTCCGAGGGGATGTATTAAAACAGATGAATAGCTTTAAATATATTTAATAGAATATGGGATATGAAAAAAAATATAAGGTTACAATAGAAGCTGACGATGAAATTATTTTCATTGCCAACGTAAAAAGAGGAGAGAGTGAGAGAGAAATTGATTTTGAGGGAGCAGCCGCAGATATGGATGAGACTGTAACTGTGTTGTATTATGTTAAAGAGGAATTAATTGAGAAATTGCGATGATAGAACAGAAAATAAAAATATTGACAGATTTAGGGTTTGTACCTATGGTGGAGGGAAAAGGAAATACGTTGTTTAGAATGAACGATGTTGTGATGTCGGTGTCAGATCCTAATCAAACACCGGAGCAGTTGAAGAAGGAGGTTATGTCTTTAATAAAGAACAGAGACATAGCGGAAAGAGGTGGACAGGTTCCAGTAGTTGAAGAGCCGGCGCCTGAGCCAGAGCAGGCCCAGAAGGAGGAACCGGAAGCTCCGGCGGAGGAAGCCGCTCCTAACCCCGGAGAAGAGGATTCGAATCCGTTTACAGAAAATCAGGAAACGTTAGAACCGTTTTATATCTGTGATGAGTTAAAGAAGATCGAGACTCCCAAATTCGTAAGATTGACATTAGACGGTAATCGTTTTTATGTAAGAAAGATGGACGATGGGACAGCCAAGATATACGCCTCGGTAACAACCATGATCAGAGACGGATTCGTAGATGACAAGACGGCTCTTCAAGAATGGAGACAGGAGATGAGGATGATTGGTCGCAATCCGGAAGAAGTATCAGAATATGATGCAGATAAAGGAACGATCATGCACTACCTATACGGATTGTACTTGACAGGTAGAGATATGGTCTTAAATCGAAGTTTTATAGTTAAGACAGTGCAAGAAGGCAAGCTTAAAATATCAAAAAAGAATCTTGACAAATTCTTTGGTAGCATAGATGATCTTGATGATATGATTGTCAGAGTTATGAAGTTTGCTAAGTTTTGTTCGGAGTATAAGGTTAAGCCGATGATGATTGAAAGAATATTGTCATTAGAAGATTATTTGGTAGCTACGCCGATAGATGCGATGGTTAAAATGACATTCAAATACAAAGAAGAAGGTTATTTTGGAGCCGTGTATCAAAGGGCTACGGGGCAGTTCAAAAAAGGCGATCCGAAGAAGGAAGTGAGAGAAGTGGAGAAAGAAGAGATTGTTATCTTAGATTTTAAATCAGGTGACATACGAAATGAACATGCTTTTCAATTGGAGGCTGAAAGGAGAATGGTTAAAAACTGGTACGGAATTGATGCACGTATTATGAATTTTTCTCCAAAAAGCACGAACAGTAAAGGTTATACGCTAAAAGAATGGTCTGATAAGAATGCTGCTATGGAGAAAGCGGACTGTGTGTTCCAACAAGGGATGTTGAATCATATCAGAAAAGATAAGAGGTTCAAAGTGAGAAAAGGAGTGCTGAATATCAATAAGCCGTACAATGAAGAGGATCATACGGTCGTGTATGATATTGCAGAGGAAATGTCTAAAAGATTCATAATATGAACGATATTGTTATTCCTGAAGGAGATTATATAGAAATCGTAAAACCGATATGCATCAATCCTTTTGGTGATTATTTTATTAACATCAAAAGGGGTTCGAGATTAAGATTATCGAAAGATTTGAAAATAGGAGATAAATATGCAATATGTGTACTTGCATCTCATAAGAAATATGGCAAGACCATCGAAATAATAATGCCTATATTGGTCAGAAATACAAGAAGAGTATGAAAAGAAAAATTAGAAGAACAGGAGAGATAATAGACGTAATCACTTTCAGTAGCTCAACTACAAGAAGCGACCATGACAGAATACAGTTCTATGGTGATAATGGGAATGTGATAAGTGAGAGTTTAAATTTTTATCTCGATACCCTTCCTGTAAATGACGAAAACAAAGATGTAGACTGGGAGCAACGTAGATTCGATCTTATCAAGGCTTATTCTATTGAGTTTGTTAAAGCACAAAATAGAAAAGGTGAAATAGATTGCGGAGTATATGTACCAGATGTGGTGTCATGGTCTATAACTATAGCAGATAGAATCATAGAGGCGATGAGAGGAGTTAAAAATGCTTGATTTTAGAAAATACGAAAACGTACCTCGGTTTCAACTTGACCGCAGGCCGGGCAGGAGCCGACTGAAGCTAACCTGCCCAGCTTGCGGGAAAAGCCGGTGCCTCACTCCTTATATTGATGTGGCAACAGGTCAGGTTGTTGGCAACGAGTTCGGAAGATGCGATCATGAACGGACTTGCGGTTACGATAAACGACCTACCGGTAAGGATGTAGGTGACAAAGATCTTTGGATTTCAGGAAACAAGTGTATAAGAGCTTATCGTCCTCCTGTAAATCCTGACGTTGTAAATTACATACCTTTTAGCGAGTTTGAGAGGACTGTGGTTCCAGATGATAGAAATACTGTATTTAGATTTTTATCGTCTCTGTGGGGGAAAGAAAGGGTGTCTGATGTGTTCAGAAGGTACCATGTCGGAACAATGGATTTATGGGGATGGAAAGGGTGTTGTATATTCTGGCAGATAGACAAAGATTTTGTATGTAGAACCGGCAAGATCATGGACTTTTATATAAAGACCGACAGCCAGGGGAATGAGATTGATGTAAAAAGAGTGAAGGAAAAAGACGGTGACAATGAGCGGCCTCATGTTATGTTTTATCACTCGTTGCATGCAAGAGACTTCTTGTTTAGGCAATGCCTGTTCGGAGAGCATCTTCTAAGCCAGTATCCGGATAAGGTGGTTAATCTGGTGGAATCAGAAAAGACGGCTATTATATGCGCTGTGAATAAACCAGATGAGTTATTTGTAGCTACCGGTGGGTTGCAGAATCTAAGGCCGGAAGTGATAGATGTTTTAAAAGATAGAAAGACTGTAGCTTTTCCGGACAAAGGACAAGCATTTGAGACATGGAGTAAAAAGATAGATGGGATGATGATGAAGTCAAGGATAAAAGTATCGGACTATCTTCAAAATGTTGAAAATGTAGGAGACGGAGATGATGTGGCAGATTTGATAATTAGTAACAAGGTAAAAGAAAAATATTATGAGCCTGGATGTTTATATCAAGAACAAAAAGAAAGAAGATCGTGAATGGGTTGCAAACATTACCCACAACATGAACAAGATGGCACAAAGAATATTCGTATCAGAAAATAAAGAAACGCTGTACGATTATGTTTGGAGACCAGAAGAATTGGGTAGGGAAATAGATACCGATGAGATGAAGAATGTACTTACAAAAGGTATATGTATTATGATCTCTAAGAGAAAAAGTCTTTTGAGATACGAGCCGGAAAATGGATGGGGGTCTTATGATTCATTTCTTAAGTTTCTTATCGAATATAAAGAGGCGTGTGAAGATCATCCTGGTTATATAATTGAAGCAAGCAGATAATATGGAAAATTACAAAAACACTTTAAATGAGGTAGTGGTGATTGAATCATCACCAGAAACGTATTTTGTTTACGCTATTCGTAATGCTATTCGTATCTCTAAATGTGCGTATCCGACAGCCAAGAAAGTAATTTTCAAAAGAGAGGACGTAGAGGTAGAGATCTCGGAAATGGAAACTGAAAGCAGTTTGTATGAAAAGTTTAAAGAAAAACAAAAGAATAGGGTATGGAACTTAATGAGCGCCAACAACGGGTTTTAAGAGGCGAAATTTGTCCTTATTGCGGAAGAGAGACTGAGCTGGTCAATGCCGATAAAATATATAGCAGAAAAGGCTTAGGGATGGTTATGATGTGTAAACCATGCAACGCTTATGTCGGTGTTCATGAATCAGGGCCGAATAAGGGAAAAGCTAAAGGCCGGCTTGCAGGACCATCACTGAGATCTCTTAAGATAAGAGTCCATGCCGAACTTGACAGACTATGGTCTACGCCGGAGGAACGGGAAAGGATGTATAAAGATTTATCTGAATTTCTCTCTATACCGGAAGAGTACACACATATAGGTATGTTCGGAGAGAAGACGATGGGGAAAATCTTTCAGTTCTGTCATGTAAACAAAGAACGGTCAGGTTCAAAAATAGAATGGCATAAACCTGGAGATAAGTGCCCTAATAAAAACAATCAAATAGTGTCAGGCAGTAGCGCATGTAGAGGATGTCCTGAGTATCTTCATGATGAGAAAGACGGATATGTCTGGTGTGATCCTGATATGAGCTACGGCAGGTTGAAATAGGGCGCGAATTGCCTATCTTTGTGCTATTATTAATCAAAAAAATATAAGCACATGGGCAGATCAACAGAGTACTACAGGACTCATCCCGAAGCCAGGAAGAAAAAGGCTAAAAAGGACAAGGAGATAAATGCCAGACCGGAACAGAAAGCCAAACGCCGAGAGCTTGGTCGTAAAAACTACGAAACGGACAAGAAGAAGGGTAAGGGCTGGAGAAAAGGAAAGGATTGTTCTCATACCAAGAACGGTCTTAGGTATAAATCAGTAAAAGCTAATAGGGGATCCAAATCGGATACGAAAGGTGACAAAAATGCAAGAGGATCTGAAAAATAAAATAGATATAAGAAGGATATTCAAGACCTCTAAACAGGTTATGGAAGAGGCGTATGAGAATATCTTGAAATACAGGCGGGGAGAGCTTATCCCCGCTAAAACCGGATACGATTATATTGATGAGGCTTTGCTTGGAGGTATTTTTCCTCAGCATGCTATTGCCATAGGAGCCCGGCCATCTGTGGGTAAATCGTATGTGGCCCAAAAGATATTGGAAAATGTGATGAATCCGATGATCAACCCGCAAGCAGAAGATTATTTTCTTGTCAATTGCGAGTTCGAAATGAATCCTCAAGATCTTCTTCTTCGTAGAATGAGCCAGGATATGAAAAAGCGGGCTCCTGAAATATTAAGAAGGCAAGATTCTAATACAGTGGAAGAGATGAGGATGTTTGAAATCCTTCAAGGTGAAATCAGGAATAATATAATATACATCGATGCTCCGTGTACGGTAAAAGAGTTTGAGGCGGCTGTGTATCATATAGCTACCAAACACAAAGACAAACGTCTTATAATATTTAAAGTCGATCATATTGCTTTGATAAAAAGAATGGGGTTAGATCCTAAGTCGGCTATAGATGATTTGGTGGCGGTTATGAACGAGGCTAAATTAGTATATAAAAACATATTTTTCCTCATCATATCCCAATTCAACAGAGAGATAGAAGGAAGGATAAAAAGCCCACAAGAACAGCCTCCGCGTCTTTCTGATTTTTACCAGTCTGATACGCTGGGTCAGTTATGTACGTTAATGATAGGTTTGCACAATCCTCGTAGGTACGGGCTGGATAAGTATATGATATTTGGGAAAGATTGGTATCAGACTCTTGATAGGTTTAAAACTGAAAACAAAACATCATTCAGGACAGCCGGACTGGTGTTTCATCATATACTGAAGGTAAGGCAAGTTAGTATGGAAGAGCTTACTAATACAATCCACCCAGAGATACTGCCGGGACATGGATGGATGTACGGGGAGGGCGGGACGAAGTTCGTGAACCCCAACCAGCCGCCGACGCCGCCCAAGCTCTATACTGTGGAAGACGTTACGGACAATCAGGAACAAGAACAAGAGACAAAAGAAGAACAGTCATTGTATTAAAAAAAAATAAGAACCATGAGACTAACAGTAGAAGAAAACGAATACCTGATAAGTAAGTTCCTTTTGGTTCTTACTGAGTTTGCAGGGGATGAAAGAGAGATGTTTTTAATCAACTCCATACATGATAAGGCGGTGGCGGATATGAATTATCGTCTTCCGTCTTTAATAAGCAGAGAACGTAAAAGACGAGTTATTGAACTCCTTAAAGAAGGGACCAGAATAATCAAAGACTTTTCCGGCTATGCAGGTGATATGGGTATGATTAACGAATACGATCGTTTAAAGAAAGAAATAGGAACCGTCCAAGACCAGCTTGGTGACGTAGAAGGTCAACTTCGGGCAGCAGGAGAAGTTATTAAAAAAGAACTTGATATGATTGCTGACCGAATCAAAGAAGACCTCCTCGACCGGGAGCTGGTTAAAAGTAATGCCGAGGCTGAAAGAAAAGCCAAAGTAGATCCGAGATACGAAGTAGCTTTAGGTGATTACAAGGAGATGCTGGAAGTGATTTTTACAACCAGAAACAAGTATTCTACGGTAGATTCTGTACATGACGATCTTCGCCAGTCGGTATCTACCGGTAGAAATTCGATTATTAAAGAAGGGTACAACAGTTAAAAACAAGGAGGGAATATGGAAAAGAAGGAATTTAAAGTAGGAGAAGTATTTACTGCCGGACTTGTAAGATTAAAATGTGTGGAAGGTGATACATGCGATAGGTGTATATTCGAAAAATACAATTATTGTTCATGTACAGACATGATTATTGGTCCATGTGAACATATTGATAGACAAGATAACAAGGATGTTATTTTCATTAAAGCTGATTAAGAATGTACATCAATTTCAGACAACTTGCAGCATCAGACATGACTCCTAATGATCTTGCCAATCTTCTTGCCATAAGACAGAAGGATTCGGTTATGACCGAAGCCATGCCGGAAGAAGATGCTGGGAGGTATATAGAGCTTGGCCTGGTTGAGAAATTAAAATCAGGCGTGATGAGATTGACCAACAAAGGAACGTCTTTTGTGAATTATATAGAGACACCGGAAATGACAGACGAGGTTCTGGAAACGTTGAAGATTATGATAGGAATGTACGAATCGTATTCAAAAGACATAGGTGTCAGCAGAAAAGAAGCAGAATCCAGGTTGTGTTGGTTTATGGGTAACACCTCATTCAAGAAAGAGGTCATACTTCAGGTAACGGAATCTTATATAGCAGAGTCAGGAGATTATACAATGAGCTTATGCAACTTCATATGGAAACCGCCTTCTCAGGCTTTTTCAGTCCATATGAACCTTAAAAATTCAAAGCTCTTTGACTTAATAGCTGAAAAATTTAAGATCGCTACCGAGCCTTATTTGGAGTCTAAGAAGAATAAGGAAATGGATTGGTTGTTTGCCGTATCTAAATTGCCTACGCCGCCGGCTAAAGGCAATCCGGATTATTTGTTTACCGGAAGTTCTGAAACAGACAAAGAGAGATTGAAAAACATAAAAACGTATTTATTTAACAAAATTAGAAAGCAATGGAAAAAGTAAGAATCAGAAAGATAATAGAGGATATAATTATTACTCAGTTTCTTAATTCAGAAATGGATATAGTTCATGAAGAAGATGTGACGTTTAAAGAACTTGGATTAGATTCTCTTGATCAAATTGAACTTGAAATGATGGTGGAACAAAAATTCAATATTGTTATTATTGATTATGATATGGAGACCATCAAAGATATGACTGATCTTGTTTACAAAATAATAACAGAAGGATATGGGAAGTGATATAATTTTATGCATGGCTTTAATAGCGTCATTTGCTTTTGTTATACAGTTTTTGTTGTCGATATTAGGATCTGATCTGGATACGGATATTGACATTGACAGTGCTTCTGATTTAAGCATGTCTTTGTCGGACATCATATCATTCAAGGGCATAACACATTTCATTCTTGGATATAGCTGGACTACTTACTTTTCGGGTTCCCATTTAGTAGGGGTTGTGATAGGGTCGTTTTTCTTTATCGTTTTGTTTTACGTATATAAGTTACTTCTTAAGTTAAAGCAAGAAATGGTGTACGAATGTCCGGAAGATTTGAATGGCAGAGAGGTGGAGATAGTATTTAGATCAGGGAAGAACCATTATATGGTAAATATTTCGAAAAATGGAAGACAGGAGCAAATGAGAGTAAGATGCTTGTCTGGAAAAACCTACAAAAACGGCGACAAGGCGAATATAAAATATGAAGAAGGAGAATTAAGTATCTAATTTTTTTTATCAACAATTAAATTTTAAAAGTTATGACAACAATCATGTACGTGTCAGCTATCTTAGCTGTAGTGATTATTTTAACAATCATCGGAGTCTTATCAAGGTATCGTAGATGTAAGCCTAATCAGGTCTTGGTCGTTTATGGTAAGACAGGTGGGGAAAAGAAATCGGCGAAATTATATCATGGTGGAGCGGCATTTGTCTTGCCTATTATTCAAAGCTATGATGTTTTGTCAATGGAGCCTATGCAAATAGATTGTAGGCTCACCGGTGCTTTGTCGTCTCAAAATATCAGAGTGGATGTACCTACTACTATTACAGTAGCAATCAGCACAAATCCTGAAATTATGCAGAATGCAGCAGAAAGGCTTTTGGGGATGGATACTGAATCTACTGAAAATCTTATTACGGATATTGTTTATGGCCAAATGCGTTTGATCATTGCTGAAATGACGATTGAAAAACTTAATTCTGACAGGGATGAGTTTTTGGATAAGGCAAGAAAAAACATTGATAACGAACTTAATAAGTTAGGCCTTTACCTCCTAAATATCAACATCAGTGACATCAGAGACGAAGCCGGCTATATCATGAATCTTGGCAAAGAAGCTGAAAGTAAGGCCCTGAACGAAGCACAGGCTAATATCGAAGAACAGGAAAAGCTGGGTGCTATTAAGATTGCTGTACAGCAAAAGGAAAAAGAAACGGCTGTAGCTAATACCCAAAAAGAGCAAGAGATTCAAATTGCCCATACTGAAAAAGAAAAGGAAACGGTAGTAGCTGAAACAAAGAAAGAAAAAGAAGTAGCTTTGGCTTTAACCGATAAAGAAAAACAGATCGGTGTAGCTCAAGCCGATAGAGATAGGGCTGCGGTTATTGCAAAGACTTTGGCTGATAAGGAATCAGCGATCGCAAGATCTAAGGCAGAACTTGAGGTAAACAAAGCTGAAGCTGAAAGAATGGAAGAAGTCGGAAAGAATAAGGCTGAGGCTGATAAACAAGCAGCTATAGCAATCCAAGATTCCGAAGCTCAGATCAAGAAAGCTGAAGCTGAGAAAAACGCATCTGTGGGTTATAACAATGCCCAGAAAGAGGTTGCTATATCAGAATCAGAATTACAGGTTATCAAAGCTCAATCAGAAAAGAAGGCTGGAGAAGAGAGGGTTAAGTCGGAAGCGGCTGTAAAAACGGCAAAAGAGCTTGCTGATAAAGAAGTGGAAGAAGCTAAAGCTAAGAAGGTTCAAGCTGCGCTTAAAGCTGAAAAGATTGTGCCGGCTGAAATTCAGAAGCAGGAGGCTATGTTGCAAGCTGATGCTGAAGCTGAGAAGATCAAACGCCGGGCTGATGCCGAAGCAGCAGCACATTTGGCAAAAGCAGAAGCGGAAGCAAAAGCTATTCAGATGAAGCTGGAGGCAGAAGCCGAAGGTAAGAAAAAGTCGTTGATGGCAGAAGCCGACGGATTTAAGGCTATGGTGGAAGCGGCAGAATCCAATCCTCAGATAGCCATCCAGTACAAGATGGTTAATCAGTGGAAAGAAATTGCTGGAGAACAGGTTAAGGCATTTGAGCACATTAACCTCGGAAATATCACGGTATTTGACGGCGGTCAGAACAGTACCGGTAATTTCCTTAACAATGTTGTTAAGACCGTCGCTCCGGCATTGGGAGTCATTGATCAGCTTCCGATTGCAGATACTTTAAAGAAGCTAAAAGGAGATGACAAAAAATAAATACAATGGCCCAAGGTTACACTTGGGCCTAATTGAAGAAATAAAAGCAGCATTTATAGATTTCATGCCAGCAGGAATAGTGATTTTTAGTGCTTTATTGATTAATATATTTTTAATATGGATTTTGGACAAGATTTAGAACCAGAAGAACTGACCAAGCATTATGATCAGTGTTATGGAATTGATTTTGAAACAGAAGAAGAGGAGGATGAAGAGTATGACTGATGAGGAATTTGTATTGGATAATAAGAAAAAGGTTATTGTAAGAAAAAGAATATCTTATTTAAACAAAGGTGATAAAGTATGGATCGTGTCTTCCGACGGGTATCTGCTACACACGGACGTAGTTAGAGCCGAACGCGGACGGTCTTATGTGGATATAGATGGGATTCTGTATTGGAAGCGAGGATTAGATGGCAAGCATCGTAATCGTAATAACTACATGCAGTTTGCCATGACACCAGAAGACGGTAAGAAGTATGTCGTATATTACCCGGAAGGATTTAAAGACAATGACTTATGATGGTCCCGGAAACGCATTTGCTATATAAGGAGTTTAATGGTGTAAAACGTCTTGCCATATCTTATTCCCAGATAGATACGTTTCTTACCTGTCCAATGAAATGGTATAAGACTTACGTAGAGGGCAAAAGGTCTACGGAAAAACAAGAAGCTACGTCTTATGGTACGGTTATCCATAAGACACTGGAATACTTTTTTAAGAACGGAAGACAGCCTTCTGGTAAAGACCTTGGAGAAGCAATAAGTTACTATTCCTATCAAGAAGACATACCTTGGCAATCACCGGAAAATATGATGATAGCCATGAAGCAATCTGGAGAGCTTCTTGCTTGGATTGTGGATCTGTTTAAAAAAGACGGGAATAGGTTTATGATAGCTGATAGTGATCTTAATCCCTGCGAGAAACTTATCAGGCACGGCGCCATAGTTGGAGTCGAAGAAGATTTTGTGCTGCCGTACCGTCTTCCTAAGCCTGTTGATATAAATGGGGTAATTCATACCCATGTGTACATAGTAGGATCAGTGGATCTTCATCTGGCTATAAAAAGCAAGAACGTAGTTCACCATTATGTCATAGATTGGAAATCAGGGAATAAGGTTTTTGACTCTAAGAAGCTGGAAACGAATTTACAGCATCCTATATATTCATTTTACATCTATAGAAAATATGGTGGAGTTCTGCCAGATATGAACATCTATTTCTTTACCAGAACCAGGCAGTACCAAAAGGTTAAGGTAAATGAAGAGCGTAAAACAAAATCTATAGAAATGCTAAATGACACTTTATCTAAAATGTATGATTTTGAAGATAATAGTGTAAAAACATTTCAGGCATACATCCAGGGAGCAGAAGGAGCCAGATATAGCAAGCGGCGTGCCACCCTAAGCCAGCCTGTTCCGCAAAACAAGCTGCCCTGCCCGTCGGCACTGTGTTATTATTGTGACTTTGGATTACATAACAAAAACGAATGCCCTTTCTCTTCGGATTGGGATCCGTCTAAAAAGATAAAACGATGAAATACGAGGATGTTCAAAAGTTAAGAACGAAATACCGGCAAGATCCGGAAGTTATAAACGTAGAATACATGAGAGACGTTGCTGTAAGATGCGGGAATTTCAAGAAAGCGTTTGAGCTTCAGGAGAAGCTGGAGGATATATGGTTCAACTATTTAAAAGGAGTGTAATGAAAGAAGATCTAATATGTGGAGTAGCGATCCTTTTGTATTTAGTTTTATTATACTTACTCACGACAGCTTTCATAAAAACAGGTAGAGCAGTAGAGCGTTATAAGATGAAGAAGAAAACTGACAAAATCAAAGTAGGTCAAAGATACGAACATAAGAGCTACTTTGAGGATCCATTTGAAAGAGGCAAGCATGTGATTAAGATATTAGACATAAAAGAAGGGTACGCTCTATATGAGTACGAAGAAAAACTATATATACGTTCTTCTGTGAGTCTTGAAGATATTGTTAAAAAATATATTTTAATTGCTGATATAAAATAAGGGATTATGGAAAAGAAAGTCACAATCAAAGAAGGAATGGATATTTTTTACAAAAATGCAGGGAAAGATATATGGGTCTATATTGGACTTTTTGGAAATAAAGTGCTATCCATTTTAAAAAACAAAGGTGTTATTGCATGCGAAAACGATGCTGAATATTGCGTGTTGATGGATGGAGAAGATCATTTTATAAGTATAGCAAAAGACATGAGTCACGACTATTGTTGTGAGTACGTTGTAGAAAGAGCAGAAGCCTACAGAGACTACCCCTCCAAAGGTGCTACATGCAGTGTATGCCTGTTTGAAGATAATGAGAATAAAGCAAGGAAGATGTTGAAAGAGGCGATAATAGAACTTTCAAAAAATAATATAATAGATTGCGATGGGCTTTGAACTTAGACCTTACCAAAAAGAAGCAGTAGATGCCGGGCTTAAGTTTCTTACAGGAAGATCTAAGAAGCCTGGCATAATCGTAGCCCCATGCGGATGTGGAAAGAGCCTTCTGATATCCAAGATAGCACATGAAATAAATAGACCGACATTAGTATTACAGCCCTCAAAAGAGATTCTGGAGCAGAATTATGCAAAGGCCGTATCATTCGGTTCTAAACCTACTATATATTCTGCTTCATGTGGTATAAAGGAGCTGTCGGCTATGACTTATGCAACATTAAAGAGCATAAAGAAAGATGTAGCGAGGTTGAAGGATATAGGGATAGATACCTTATTGATAGACGAATGTCATTCAGGATATTCTCCTGAAGAAGGTTCTGAATTTATGGAGTTTATGAACAGGTTCCCAGAGGCGAAGGTACTGGGCTTCACCGCCACTCCCTGCCGCCTCCAAACCTACAGTTCCATGCTGGAAGGGAACTATAGCAAGCTCAATATGCTGACGAAAGACGAGCATAACTTCTTCAAGAAAATAGTTCATGTGACTCAAATACAAGAACTAACTTCTCAAGGGTTTTGGTGTCCACTTAAGTACGAACGATGGTCGTTTGATGAATCGGCTCTGATGTTAAACAGTACCGGAGCCGAATACACCAACGAATCTATTAAAGAAAGTATTGTACGAAACGGCTTAAACAACTCTATCTACAAGCGCCTTCTTCAACTTATGAACGAGCGTAAAGCCATTTTGGTTTGCATGGATTCTATCGAATCATGTAATAGAATATCAGAGTTCATGAATGCCAGGATGGGAGCCATAACCGGTGTCGTAACATCGCTAACAACCAAAAAGAAAAGAGAGCAAATCATATCCGATTTCAAAGAAGGTAAGTTGAAGGTGGTTTTTAATTATTCAACGCTTGCTACCGGATTTGATTTTCCTGAACTTGATTGTGTGATGTTTGGTCGACCAACTTTCTCATATTCAACTTATTACCAAATATTAGGCCGCGCCGTCCGCATCCATCCTGACAAGAAAGAGGCGCTGATAGTTGATTGCTGCGACAACATGAGACGCTTTGGTCGGATAGAAGACCTGACAATCGAGCAATTCCCTTCTAAGGGCTGGTGTATGTTTGCCGGCGATCAACTTCTGTCTAATATAAGGATGGGTGATATTATTACCAAAGACGAGATCCTTCGTCGGGCAGCCTCGCTTAAATCTGTGAATGGAGATGGTAGGAGAGAAGACGATCTTGACAGCATAATAATGTGGTTTGGAAAATATGAAGGAATTAGATTCAAGGACATACCAGTGTCGTATTTTAGGTTCTTGGCTGAGAATATGGCAGTAAAACCAGGAGACAGGAAAGAAAAGATTATCGAATATTATAATAGAATAAAAGCATGAACAGCAAAAGACGTAAGAAAATAGAGGATATTATTTCCAATTTGGAAAAGCATAAAACAGATCTTGAGTTTATCAAATCAAAGCTGTCAGAGGTTAGGCATAATCTGGATTCAGCCAAGGATGATGTTGATATGATTTTAGACGAAGAGACGGAAGCAAGAGATAATATGCCGGAGTCGTTACAAGATACAGAAAGATATTATCAATCAGATGAGGCTGTAGCTAATATGGAGGCGGTTGTTGATGATATAGAAAGTATTGTAGGGGATTTAGAGAATGCGGTTTCAACCATTGATGATAAAATCAATGACATAGAAACTGGTATTATAGGGAATTTAGAGGCAGCCATAGGCGCATAACGTAAAAATATAATCATAAAATTTAACACAATATATTTGTATAGATATAATACGATACATATTTTTGTATCGTATTATTTTTTATGTGTTATATTTTATGAAAACAAATGTTACAATGGTATCAAAAGACCGAGAATTATTTGGCGTAATAATTAAGCAGGACACTAAAACTTCGTTTATGTCCTTAACAGACCTTCAGGAAGCCTATACGAAGAAGAGGGTTGAGATGGGGTGGAATGAAAAGAGAATAGAGAATATCCTATCTAATAAGGAGAGTGCGGAACGTGTTTACTATATCCTTGAAAAACAAGGATATAAGATAGAATCAGGATTTCCTGGTTTTATACAATCTGTTGAAAAAGAGTCACTTATAAAAGTGATGAAAAAAATGGGAGCTTATAAGACAATGGGTAGAGGAGAGAATAGGAGAACTATGTGTAATCCATATATATGGGTGCTTGTAGCTATGGAACTAAACCCTATGTTGTATGCTGAGGTTGTTACGTGGTTAACAGATAAGCTTATCTTAAACCGAATAGAGGCAGGTGATAAATACAATGTCTTGTCAAGAGCTATATCAAGATTTCCGGATGCCGATTACTCCAAGATGGCTAAAGGCTTAAATTGGATTGTATTTAATGAGCATGAAAGCATGATAAGAAATAGGGCTACACAGGAGCAGTTGAAAGAACTTGAAACCCTACAGTCTAATCTTGCATTCTGCATAGAGATGGGAACCATCTCTTCTTTCTCTAATTTAATGAACATGATGAGATCTATATATGTAAAGAAATGGGGAGAAGAGGCTGTAACTTCTAAAAACGTAAAATAATATGGGAGTAAAAGAAATAAGAGAACTACTTAGACTCTACAATCTCGAACATAGTGTCGTCCAGAACAAAAACTCTGGGCGGTATTCTATTATTCTCCATAACAACATCATAGGAACGAACGTAGATGGAGAGAAGGTAGTTGTGTTCAGAACCATTCCGGATGGAAGCAATACGTTCTCTATGGAGCGAAATAGATTCTATGAGGGGTTTGTAGAGGCTTTTGATGACGATAAGGCGATTGAAGCCGTAAAACAGTATTTTGAGAAAAACAGAAATGATAGGGTATAAGACGAAGATGGATTATATTACTATCGAAATGAGGTAAAACAACGATAAAGCAATGGAAAAGATGGATGATAATACTAAAAATATCCTTTATCCAAAAGGATCTATTTTTCGCATATTAAAAGATGATATAATCAGTGCCGAATTTAAAATCGTCAAAGGAGCTATAGCGGAGGCAGTATCAGACATAGAAGTAAATGATAAATATGCTGAGGTTTGTTGCAATGGGGAGACGTTCGTCATAGAAACGGATATTATGGATATTATTCTTACCAAAGACCCCATAGAAAACAAATCGGTGAAAAATGACATCATTGACGACAAACTACGATGGGATTTGCTTCCAATGAAAGAGATTGAGGATATTGTAAGAGTCTATCATGCTGGTGCAAAGAAGTACGGACCCAATAAATGGCAGAACCTTGACAACGGGTTTGAACGGTATCGTGCTGCGGCTGCCAGACACCTAATGGAATACATGAAAGGGGAAAGAGTGGATTCCGATACAGGATGTTTTCATCTTGCACAATGTGCATGGAACTGTATAGCTATGCTGTGGTATGACAAGCATGGAAAAGGGTTGATACCATTAAACAAGGAGGAAAAGAAATGACAATAGAACAACTAAATTATTTATTAAGAAAAGAGCTTTATGCTATAAAAAACCATAAAGACAATATTGATAGAATCAAAAAAGAATACTTTGATTCCAATTATGGGTTAAAAGAAGGAAGTAAGATCCGTATTTTACACGAAACAGGAGATGAAATGATAGGCTTCTTGAAAAAAGTTGAAGTATGTGAAGACGGAGATCTGTACTTGACAATCCAAAAACAAAACGAAAAAGGTGACAGAGGCAGAGGAACATGGAATATGTATCTATCATCAAAATCAATTAAAATTGAAAAATTATTAGATTAATAACGATATGATTAGAGCAAGATTTTACATTAAAAAATCCGACTGTAGTAACGACTACCGTCCAGTCAAATGGCCTATAAAATACCCGTATTGGTGTAGCGCAGAATCCAGTAATTCATTTGTGCTGGTGGCGTATGCTGAAGACGAAGACAGTATAAAAGAACTGTGGCCGGAGGCGTATGATATTAATGTCTTAGAGAAAGATACCGAAATTAGATTCACATTAAGATTTCCTAAGCCGGAATGGTATGAATTGTACGAAAGGGAATTAGAAGAATGTGATAGATTTATATGGGTTACGGATGCGTGCCTGAGAGACGGTATAATAAGAAAAGTAAAAGCTAAAATAGAAGAGTACGGCGGTCTTTTGTTAGCCGACATCCCTGATAGGTTCACTCCTTATGAAATAGGAATGGATGCTTTTGAGAGCAAAGAAGAAGCTTTAAAACATGCAGAGGAACGGAGAGCGTACCTAATCGAATATATTAAGAAACGATTGAATAAACTTGAAAATCTAAAATTTAAATGCGATGATTAATTACGCGGCAAAAGCCAGGAAAGCTTATTTGATAAACAATTTCGATAAGATTCTTAACAGTCTCAACACGCTTCATTCAACGGTTGAGACCATGACGTTGTTCGTAAACGACCAGGCTTATAATTACATTCTTAAGCTAAAGGAAGTAATTAAAACCAGTCCTATGTATAAGCACAATATCAAGCGTCTTTTAAATGATATGGACAAAGAGATAAAGAGGTACAATGCTTCTATCTACTACATAAATAAAGAACGTAGTGAGGTTATTGCTGATATAACACAGGTCATGGAAGACTGTCTCATGCCATACATAGACGACCTGGCCGGCGCTATAAGGGCAGCCGTGTGGTCGAGGGGTGTGTCCGAGGAGCGGACGGAAGCGGCGGTACTGTCCCTAATCGTATCCTCCTTGGCCACGACATCAGGCAGACTTATCTCAGGTGGATATCAGATCATGAAAGAAATGGGTGGAGGTCAAGGTGGTAATCCATTTACGTTTATGAGCATTGATAAGATAAGACACTTATCTACATCATTATCTGATGCTATTACCGGTGGAGAAATAGCTCTTGAAGAAAAAGAAGCCAATGACATAACTAAGGCAATGGATGTTTTTATTGAGAAAATGTCTGATTCGGATATTGTTGATAAGGTGATCAGCATACTCGAAGAGGCAGAATCTAAAAATAAGGAGGAGCGATCGTGAATTATTTGGATGGGTATGTAGAAGAAGTTCTTTCTGAGCCGTACTATGATGATTATGGCTCTGGAATTTTTAGGTGGTGGGTGGAAGTATCTTACATTTGTGAAGGTACAGAATCAACTACTATCTTAATGTTTGATACGAGAGAAGAAGCAGAGGCAGTAAAACCAGGTTATAAATTTTTATGTTGAAAATAACATGAGGTATTTTGTTTTATTGATGGCACTTGTGTTATCATCATGTTCGCATGATGATAGTCAGGTTAATAACGGATGGGTTATATATGATTTACGTCCTTTACAGGGTGGGCGTGTGATGTATTATGGTGAAGACGGAGGATTTTCAATATTTAACAGTAATAGACTTATAAAATTCGTTGGATACCAAGGGGAATACAATATAGGAGATTCTATTAAGATCATAAAAGTGAAACAATATGGAAAATAATTTAAAACTCGTATGTCCAAAATGTGGCACTCCTCACCAGCCTCATTCTCCGCACACGATGGATGCAGATGGATTTGAAAGGTGTGAGATAAGAACTGTCATGGAAGACAGGGGGTGGTGCTACGAATGCTCTTTTTGGCAAAATATGTACGACAAGCACAAAGACGATCCAGGATGGGTTAGGATAGACGGTGAAAGCTGGGTGCTTAAGCCTATGGTGGAAAACGTACCGAGCGGATGGAACAGCCTTGGATGCGGTGGAAGAAAAATGTATATCAATATCGAAGGGAAAGGCATTGTTGTATCAAATAACTGCTGGTGCCAAGGTGATGTTTCGGATGCATTTAAGGATCTGATGCCTGATAATGCCACTTGGGCTACGAAGGAGGAATTTGACAAAGCTCCTGTAGTAGGATATATTATAGAAGGTATTGGTTTAGTTTTCACAGATAGGGAAGGTCATAAAGCTAATGCTTAGGAATCTATTTCATGTTCCTATTAGAATATTTGAAAGGAAATTAACTAATGGGGAAATAGAATATTGGTGCCAATATCAAAACATTTTTGGGAAATGGAAAAACAGAATAAAATATAATATGTTTGGCGTGTCGTATTATGCTGTTTTTTATTCATTCGAAGATGCGTATGAATTTAATTATGGTGAGAAAGAAGAAGGAAAGGTAAAGGTAGTGGATTCTTGTTACAAGAGAAGATGGTAACTACAATAATCCCCGGCCATACAATAGGTGTACGGTTGGGGATTATTGTAATATATGATTAATAACCGTCTTATCTTATACTAATACATTTTAGTACTATTTTTATATCTTTTATTATAATTCTACATAGGTGTCAATAGGAACAAAGCTGCCAATTGTACTTATCTTATATATTGAATGAATAAGGTGAGTACTTGGACTTAATTTCAGTTGAGGTACTTGATTGGATCCTTCTGTAATAAAGAAATAATAAAAAACGTCTCCAATCGTAAACTGTAACATAATATCACCTGTTACCGATCCTTCATTAAAGTAAGCCTGGATATATTGTCCAGAATTTGATATCGTACAATTTATAGGATTACCGCCCATCGTACATACCTTGCTATTATTAATTTCATCTAAAACATAGGAAGCCGCCATAGTTGCTCCATTAGATCGGTATCTACAACCAAGAATAGGTACAGGATTTCGCCATGTGGTTGTAGGGGCCGAAATCGAACAAGCAAAAACAGGGATCTTGCCGCCAGCAACTGTATTAATATTTTCAAATCTTCTTCTCATAATTTTATAAAATTAATTCAGTAAAAGGACGGACATAATGTGAACTACCCCTTGAACCTGTATCCAAATGATCTCCTTGGATGTTTATATCATAATACCACGAATAGGAAAATTTTTCATTTCGAGTGGATGTCCACATTCTATTACTCATTATCGTACCTCCTACCATTAAAAGGCATTCGTTTATTTCATTAGCATACAATGATATCAAAAAAAACTCTCCGGCGCCACCTACATATCCATTTTGACCATTTTTAAATAAATAGCTATTAGCTTTATTAAAAGCGTAATCTGTATTACTGGTATCATATTCAAGATACGCATTCTGATTTTCACGCCCCCAATAATCCTTTTTAATAGTTCCCATATGAGAACTATCTTGTGCAAATATATTGTCTATTTCTCCATCCTTACCCCAACGAAATGTGCCAATATATTCGGTGGCTATAACAAAACACACTTTATCTACAAGAGCTATTCCATTGCATAGATCATTGGAATATCCTTTATTAGACCAATTTTCTTTTGTATATAATCCTCCATCTACATGTTGGATGTATATGCCTTTATTGATTATAAGCGAGGGATTTACCCCCCATCCCTATTTGAAATCTTCGTCTCATGATTTTTGTTTGCAAGATAGCAATAATTGACAACATAAAAGAAACCGGTTCCCTATCATCTCTGACTGAGAACCGGTAAGAAAACAATTTCAGAAAAAATTAAACCTACATAATCTTTCAAGTAAGAACAAAAAAACGTACAATCTACTCTTTGACGATGCTAATATAACATATTGGAATCATACAAAAACAATGCAAGTCCGATATTCTTCGTCTATTTGTAACTAACGTCATCGTCTCCTTCCGAATCAGGAGTAGCGCCGATGAAGAACATCATTGACTTGTTGTTTGTCTGCTGCCACCAATTATAGGCGCGCGCTACGTCTTCCGGCGTCTTGATATTATACCATTGTTTGATAAACGTCTGTTTGGCGAGTTGCCTAAATAGCTTAGACTCTCCTTTGTATGTACCGGATGTTACTTTATCAAGTGAATAATTCCTAAGATCGGTAAGATCCTTCAGCTTCCTTCCCATAACAAACGGGTCGTTAATGATATCTACAACGTTAAGCTCCATAATAAACGGCATCTGTGAAGCTATTTCGTTTATGGTTCTGAATCCAACGTAAGATCCAAATTGAGTAAGCCAACTTTCTTCGTTTTCATCATCATCACGCCATCCGGCAAGAAGCATGGATACGGCTTGCATGATAAGGAACGTGCCGGCATAGACACTGAGGCGTTTGAGATTAGTTTTTTCTACCTCATTCATATTGTCTTTATTTTCGTTCCAGGCATCTATGATGTTTTTCATACCAGACTCGGAAGCCAGGCTAAATGTTTTGGCTATCATATTCTTTAACGTAATTGACAACCCTTCCTCTTCTTGCATTGTTTGGAAATTGAAGCCACGTCTTTTCCACAGACGTTGAGCCGCCAGCACCAACCATCCTCGGTGGGCGGTCATGAACCTGGCTATCCAGTTGCGCGATGCGGCAGTTCGGTTTTCTTCATTCAAAGATCCGTTACATATCTGCGACAAGCTACGGACTTGATTCCTGGTTATAGCCATCTGGGTTTCAACTTCCTCAACAGTAACACCCGATCCTGGCTTTACAACCACCTTCCCATCCACGACGTCTACCATACTCCATAAAGTACGATCTTTTAATGCGTTCCATTCTCTTTTTATGGTACTCTGTTCTTTATTACGTTCTTTTTCCATCTTGAAATCTTGGAACGTGTAGAACCGACCTTTGTAATAACGAACATTGTCCATAGTAGCAATCATAACCTGCGGATCAAGAGGGTAGTTCAGGATTTCCATAAAAGCATACATAGGCGAACGCATTAAGGTCCTGGCCGCTCTATTGTATCCGGCACCATACATACGATTTCGGATATTGAATATCCCCATTCTCTCACCTATGACATATAATTTGCTTTTCCTATCTATGTCTCCGGTTTCTGCTATACAAGATGGAGCAAGGCGTGAAAATTCAGCCGATGCGTATTTAAGGGAGTCTTTGCTTATATACTGTCCTACGGCAGATTCCATGATGAGGTTGATATGACCTGTTAAGGCGCCGGTAGCTGCCACAAATGGAGACAGTGCCAAGTTCATGACCGACATAAATCTTTCAACAGCCATCATAATTCTTGTAAGGTCTACCGTATATCCTCCGATGTTCACCGTAAGTTTTTTGGTGTTCATCCTAATGCCATAATAATGATCGTTGAAGAAGTCCCTGAACATCTGATATGCTTGGGTTGCTTCAGCCTTTTTACCACCTTCAAATTGTTTATTCAGTAACATCTGCTCCAGTCCTTGAGCGAGCTCTATAGACTTCTGCTTTTCGTTGTATAACGATGACTGCATCATAAGCATCGAATAAGAGTAGCCAAAATCGTGAGATACATCATCTTGGTTCTCCAATTCATATATGTAGTATTTAGGTATAGACCTAAGTCTGTCTTCCGGGTCATACACTTCTCCTTGCCTGGTCTTACCATATAGAGAATCGTCTACTCTGTCCAGGCACAGATCTGATACAAAATTACGAACCGTATTTTTGAAGTTAATACCCAATCCTTCCATACGTTCTATATCTTGTTTTGATATCTGTGGAATAGCATACAGGTTCGGGCTCTGCTCTTTGTATAGATCAAGGGATTGTCTTTTTATTTCCTTGAGTTTTTGAATCATATTCCACTGCTCTACGTTTTTAGTAGCAACCTCATTACCGTCAGCATCATACTTGATACCAAAGTCATTGAAATACGATTCGTCACGATACAGGCTTTTCTTAGGCATTCGATGACCATACCCATGATCTTTTACATAATCAGGATTACGACCGCTATTTTCGGCTTCAGATTCAGCCACCCATGCCCTTGCAGGGTCGAAAGACAAGTACGATATGTCCATGCCATAATCTTGGGTGGATGTACCGTTTTGTACGTCCTTAACCATTTGCGCCACATCTATCTCACCTCGACCGATTTTGTCGATCATAGCTGCATATCCGGTAGGCGCCATGCGTTTATAGTACGAAAAAACCTGGCTTCTGGCAAATTCATTAACAATAGCATTAGCTTCTTCTACGCCCTCTTCTCTTGTATTATTTAAAAATAAACTGGCCATCTTAGCATTAACAGCATTCCTGAAATCTCTACCGTCTAATTCTTTGCTTATACCAAGCTTTTCTGACAGGTAGTTGGTTTCAGATACGGTAAACAGATATCGGTTATCAGCAGCCTTAAACAGCTTATCCCTTAAAGCCTGAATCCTTTTTGCTTTCTTCGCCGTAGTATGACGTTGTACGAACTTCCATTCCACTTCCTTGGAGTCAGCAAGAGCATTTAAATAAGACTGATTTACTTCGTTTTCAGCCTTACTGCTTTTAGTAAGGTACTTATCAATATCTTCAAGACCCACCATCTTAGCATAATCTATCAAAATAGCGTAATCGGCTTCAATAGCTTCAGATGCGGCCCTAAAAGCATCTCTTTCAGATGAGGTAAATGTCGCTTCGTTAATCTCTCCGATATCAGCCACATCGCGATTGTTTCCAATTATTTCCTTGATAATGGCCTTATTTTTTTCTATATCTTTTACAATCGAATCCACGTCAGTCGCATCTCTATCACTTGTCGTAGAACTAATGATATCATGCGCCATTTTAAGATACGAAGCCTTGTTATTTGATTCGGTACGTGCCGACTGTTCTGATTCTACGTCATTCCAAAACCGATCGTTGAATGACAGGTGACCCCCCAACATAAGCGTCTTCAGCGCAGCTTCTCCTCCAGACTCGCTCTGAATCGTTCTTAATTTTTGCAAAAACGATTCTGATACGGCATTAGTGACATTATTTGATTCCTTTCTCCAAACTTCATTTATGGCTTGTATTTCTTTGGCCATCTTAAGTTGGTCGCCGGTTTTTCCCACTCTCCTGGTTCCTACATATATGTATTCTGAAGCTGCTTCCTTACGTTGTTTACGAAGCAGTCCTTCTTCTTCGTAATTGCTGCTTTTAAAATAGGAGGCCTCATCAAAATTACCACCGCTATCAATAAAAGGCTGCCTCAATATCCGTTTTTGCCTGGATAGAGCATTAAGGTATTCTTTGGTTGTTTGAGAAACCGGATGCCCTAATTCTTCTTCAGCCTTTTTGTATATGGATTCCATTCTTGTGGCATAACTTTCGCTAAATTCCAGTTCCGAATTTTCAGCATCCCACTTTTCCATCTGCTCTGTATAGATCTTTTCCTGCTCGATGGTAAAAATATCGGTATTAACTCTATCAGACGATGGTTTGAATTTAGCGTTTTCAGTAACCGTATTTCCATCCTTGTCAACTACTTCTCTTTTAAATACGTAATTACGGTTATTGTCAACCACATCACCAATTTCTTCTTCTGATATCTCTATGTTCATGGCAGTCGCAAACGCTCGCATCTGCGCCAGCTTCTTATTACGATCGTATTTAGCCATATCAAGAGCACTACGAAGGTAATTAGAAGTTTTGCCGTCTACTTTCTGAAGCAGTTTTTCAAATTCAGATTTGTTAAAACCATGCTTTTTCGCATATGCCAGGAAGTCGGATATGGCGGGCTGGGCATTCACCATCGCATTGTAATTGTCTTTGGCAATCATAGCTCCAAGAGCGTTATTGAACGGACTGGAAGAATGCTCTAATATACCAAACCACCTACTTATCCAAGAAACATCGTGTTGAACCTTGTCGAAAAATTCTTTTACTCTCTTTACCTTATCTGCCGGCACATGAAGTTCGTTCATTAACTTATCAAGCAACGTGCTTTCATCAAGGTCTTGTACTGATTTAATATCAGACTGAATACCATTGATGTCGGCAATGACGGTATTGATCCTATTTGTATAATCCTGCTTTTCACGTTCATCAAATTCGGTACTTCTGTTACGGATATATCCTCGAAGATCGTTCATGATCGGAAGAACCTGATTGTTGATAATATCTACGTTCTTTCGATCATTGGTATTGAAATGAAGCTTGCCGTCTTTGGTATCACCATGAAGGATGGTGTTCACCACATTACTTAAGTATCTGACCTGAGCTTCGGCTGTGGAGATCATGCTGTTCATGGCAGCCGCCATCTCATTCTTGTCTATTTCGGTCTCTACCTTATTTATCTTATCTTCTATGGTCTTAAGCTGAGCAAGGGTCATAGACGTAGTTACAGCCCTATCAGAGCTTATCTGACGTAAGTCTCTTAATGTTTTTCTTAGTGATCTGATCTTGGACTCAAGAAACTTGTTCTTGTTCATAGAAGAAAGGGAGTATAATGTAAAGTCATTATCCTTTAACAGAGAGGTGTCAAATCCTTTATCTATGTCGGTAATGGCAAGATCACGAATGTTTTTAATAACGTTATTCAAATCTTGTCTTTGGGTAGATAAAGTTGATTTAAGCCAGCTTACTATTCCAGAGAGAAGCTGCCGGACGCTCCCCAGGAAGGAGGTGGGCTCTACCGGCGCCTGTGCTGTGCCGGTCTGCATCTCCCTGGCGAGGATCTTTCCAAGAATTTCTCTCCTAACAGCATTATCAAGTTCAGAGCCTTCATATACCTTACCGTATGTATTATAATACTGACCTGCATATTGGTTCCACTCTTCCGTACCTTCTACATCTTGCAGAACAGCCTCAACAGCATTCTGATCTCTGTATGCCTCTACAAGGAAGTGGGCTGTTTCTTCTACTAAATCGGATAAAGTAGCATCTTCACCAACTGCTATTACGTTATTGGCAATATCCGCCAATGCCTTAGCAGAAGGTTCATGCCCGTATTTGGTTTGGTACTTCTCTATATAGTCGGTCATACCTATGACACTAACGCCAAGAGTTTTCAGTATCTCGACAATAGAATTTCGTTGATCACGTTCCTGCCTGCTATAATCTGATACGATCTTAGCTTTAGTATCAGCATAAAGATCGTTGTCTTCTAATATGAATGAAACTACAAGCGCATCAAAATGATCGTACTTGGCGTCCAATTCATTGTATCTTCCTGACTTAAGATCGTTCTTTATCTGTTCCCTACTAACCCTTTCCGTTCCTCCGGTGGCAAGTCTCATAGTTACCTTACTGTTATCCAACGAGCTTATGGTTATCATACCCTGGTCGTTCATGGAAACATCGGAACCAAAATGATTACGGAGCTCAGTGTATGATAAGGCTGAATTGAAAAGTCTAATTTGTCCTGTATGACCTTCTCCTGTAAGATAATAGCTTCTTGTTTCAGGATCGAATATCTTAGATCCTGACAAAAGACCTTTCTTTATAAGGTAGTTAATTATCCCGCCTTTTGTTGATAAAGAAGTAGAAGCAGAAGCGGTCATGACCGGTATAAAAGACTTGGGATTATTAAGAACATACTTTCCAGCTTTGTAAGTAATGTCTGCCACGCCATCCCAGGCAGATTCTTGAACGGTGCCTGATAAGAATCCTATTCTAATATCATTCCCGCCAGAGCGAAGAGCTTCTCCGTAATCTTCAAATAATTGACTACGATCGTTCATGAAAAACAAACGAGGCTCTCCGGTCTGATACGTTACACCCACAGGATTAGAATCTGTCTGTGGTAACTCTTCTGGGCTAAATATCTTAAGACCGTCTTTTATAACCATATAATTAACACCCTTATCCTGTACCATAGATACGGGAGTGAAGTCCGAAGATATAGCATCTTGTAGATACTGCCCGGCGTCTATTCCAGGTCCTTCCGGTACGGAAATACTTGACGGAACCATAGCATCCACCAACATAATATTATCACCCAGATCTTGGCTATAGAATCCGAAGCCTGATTCTTGAATCCCATAAGTTGCATCTGATTTTGATACAAGAACAGGATTACTCATCTTAGAAGCCTTATCCAGTACCCTTTCTCTATAAGCTTCCGGAATAAGATCAATGTTGGATTTAACCTTATTATAAGCCGGTTTGTTGATAGGCACTCTCTTTCTCCAGTCGCCAAAATCCTTTAAGAACTTATTAGAAAATACGGTTTTAAAAACAGTAGTAGCCCGTTCCCTGTTCTCCATAAGAGGAATAGATGCTATCTTATCAAACAACATAGACCTGTCCCCTGATCTGGTAGAGACAGAAACAACTTTCTTTTTATTATCTCTTTTAATAATACACGTTGATACCATGATAAAACATTTTTGTTATGAGACAAAGGTAGTTAAAAATAAAGCATATCATAAAAAATAAAGCCACCTAACTTCTCAGTCTGATGGCTTAAAAATAATATGAAAAAAAAATTATAATCTGACGAAAAATCGTCAAGTTCAGCTTATATGTAATGCATGTACCCATCTCGGTGTATAAACCTTCCCGATTCAAAGCGCTCAATATCTTCAGGGCAAATAGAGCCCGAATCCTCTCTCCTGGCTTCAAACCAAAGCCCCGGCTTACGAATTAGGCAAGTTATGATATAATTGAAGCAATTGTGCGTAAAATGGAAAACAGATCCTACAGGGAAATACCTATCAGCTTGAAATACGATTCTTTTTCGTTTAGTATCAAACGTGATATCTCCTACTATCTTAGCCACGTAATAGCTTCTGCCATTTAACGTTTCATCTGTTTGTGGTATCCAATAATAACCTCTTGCCATGCCACAAATATATAAAAAAAAATCGGACAAGATATATGTCCGACTTTATATTACTTTGATTCGTTTTCAAACCGCTTTATAATAGAAGCAATATCATCACCACAAATAAACATCATTCGACGTTCTTCTTTTGGTTTATGAGACACTGGAATGGTTTTGTTTATCTTAATCTGATTCGCCAGACCTCTACCTAAACGAATATCAACTTTTTTACCTTTCATGAATTATTTGTTTAAACAGACCAATTCCATCTATTATAATATGACCGCTTTGCATACGACCATTATTAGGATTGTGTAGAAAATTGAAACCACTTTCTTTTTCCTGTCTTTCAAAAGAACTGATATCCTTTCCTCTACGGGCTCTTTCAAAAGCTTTCTTGAACAACTTGCCTCTAAAGGTCTTGACGAGGATCTTGGTAGCGTTATTGCCGACTCTTACCATTGCTTTCCTTGCCTGGTCCTCCGAGACAAAACTGCTTCGGAAAATATACGATGCTGCTGCTTGTATGTCCTGCTTGGTAATCATATGATAAACATTTCTTTCAGAATACTGATCTTTATTCCGTATATCAATTTCATCTCATCTCTATCATATACGTCAAAAAAGGATTCACTGGGGTCCTTTGAATCTGCGCTCAATTAAATTATGCAATTACCAGTTTGACATACTCCCATCGCTAAAGCAAATGGGATTCTTGGATACAAGCGCAAGAAACCACGACATTACTATCACTGGAATTACTCTTGCTCTCCAATTCGGAAATGCCCTTCCGAAGTATATTACGGGCTGCAAGAACATCACGGTCGTTTACCGCTCCGCACGCCGGGCATACCCACGTGCGGTCGCGTAACGACAATCCTTTATTAATGCAGCCACATTCACAAGTTTTGGAAGAAGGATACCATTTGTCAATCTTATGTACTATCACTCCATACTTTGAAGCAACATACGTAAGTTTATCAATAAAAGAAGAATGACTAAGATCAGAAACTTTCTTTCCCCACAAACGTTTCATTCCTTCAATGTTTAGATCTTCAATAAAAATATAATCATATTGTTTACACAAATCATGAGCTAATTTCCATTGAAAATCCGATCGAAGATTGTTTATTTTACGATACGTTTGTTGGAGTTCAAACAGTCTCCTTCTTCTATTGTTAGATCCTTTCTTTGCATTAGAAAGCCGTTTGTTTAGTTTTCTAATCTTGTTTTGATATTGTTTGAAGAATAATGGAGACCCAATTTTGTTCCCATCACTTTTAGTTAGATAAGTTTTCAGGCCAAAATCCAATCCTATAGATGCACCATCCCCTCCTGTACATCCACAAATCAAACAATACGAGTCTCTTTCTGTCTTCGATTTGGATTGAAAATCTCTTACGGCTTTAATCCAGATAGGAGAAATAATCTTACCGGAAAATACAGGTACATCTAAGATTAATGTTTCCATTATTTTGGCAAAATATTCATATAACACGGCACATCTACCACATCTCTTCTACGAAGTCCCTTATCAAAATAGGAAACCATATAAGTGTTTTTACCTTCGTGATCAGGTCTGGGATCAAAACATTCAAAAACGAATCTTGTTATACCTTCCAAATGACCAAGCATGAAAACAAATTCGCCACTGTATCTTTTATTAGCCAATTCTTCTACAGTCATAATCTGTCCCCTCCTAATCCTGAATTGATGCTAACGTACTTAACACGGACATCATTTCCACGTCCAAGCTGACCCCAGCCGGGCGATGGCGTTCCCTTAGCCGGAGCAGGGACAGCCCTAAGCCGAGGCCAGTCCTGATTTTGCCTCATGGCTTCAGCCTCTTTGTAATACCGGTTACACAGTTCTTGATCTTCGTAACCAACGTAATCTTCCTTATTTTCCATATAGAATACTTTTTCAACAAAAGTACGACATTCATGAATTAATTAGATTTAAAATAAAACAATATGAATTAAAATAAAAACCCGATACGTTAAAATCGCATCGGGCCTGGTATTGAAAAAAAATAGGTTCAGATCTTGGGTAAAGATTCGAGCCAATTTTTAACATCTTTATATTTAGGGTCTTTGTCTATTCTATCTTTCAGTTCATGCAATGCTGAGTCCATAACCGTATTCGGTACGCCAATCAACTCTCCTATTAAATACAATGGGGTTTTATTCGATTTAGATTCGTGTGCTATATTCATGTCAAAAAAAAGTTATGTGAAACAAACCGGCCACGGGTATTCTATTGCCCGCCGACCGGTATAATATTTTTATTCCTTTTTTCCAAACGGGAAAAACGGGAATGCGGGAATCATATTTTTTACTATGGCTCCCGCACCACCGGAAGGACCTGGGTCTGGATCTCAGGTCAGATCCTTCCAGTTTATTTTTTCGCCGAGGTAATCTTGCACGGCAAGCCATCTTATAAAGGCTACTCCTTCGGGAGCATCCGGATCATCCAAATACATTAACGTAGCTTTCACCAACTCGTTCTCACATTTGAAGACCTTCGGAAAACCATCCGAATAGTACATTGCAAAGACATATTGGACATCGCCCCATGTCGCTTTATCCGGCTTCTTCGCTCCGCACTTTTCAAAAATATCTTTTATTTCCGGCTGCTTCCAGATCCTCTTGGATCCATCGACGTTGACCATCTTCTTTACCGCCTCATCAGCGAGAGCATTAGAAAAATGGTAGCCGTAAGTATCTACATATTTCTGATAAGCTGGATCCTCTGCGTCTGCTCCTCAATAAGAACGACCTCTGCCACGTCCGCGACCTCTACGCATCTGAGGTCCGTCACCGTAGTATCTGTCGTCTCCATAGTAATCGGTCGGGTAGGATTCGTAACCCATCCTCCGGTATTCCCGGTCCTCCATTTCATGACGACGTTCGCGCTCTTCAAGCCTTCTTTCCCTTTCTTCCAGCTCGTTTTCGCGTTCTTCCATTTCCTTCATCTTCTCATGCATACCGTAATGGTCGTAAATACCACCACCGTACCCCATGTACGTCCCATCAGAACGCCGGCTTCTGCCTCTGCCTCCACCTCGTCTGTCTTCTATCTCGTCATATCCAGGATATTCTCTGTGTCCTGAATTTAAATCATATACTATCATATTATACTTATTTCAAACGTTCTACAATTAACTTCTTTAAATCTTCGAATGAATCAGTAAGGTCATTCACCTTATTTTCTATACCAGCTATTTTACGATCCTGCTCTCTCGTTTGTTTGAATGCCGGATTGATGTCTTCTAATATAGATTCACAAGCCTCTATCTTGGCACGATGGGCATCTACGCTGTTTATTATGTCTTGACTGGTGTTTTTTATAGCATTCAGTTCGTTCATAATCGGATCTATGCTGGTAGATAATGTTATGCCCATAGCCTTAGCCACATTCTGGGATTCCGGGACCGTATAGGTCTTGGTTTCGCCAGTGAGCTCTACCGTCAGATCCACCACGCGGGTCTGCATCGCCTGATACTGACCTGGCTGAGGAGGAAGATACCTGGGTTCGGATACGGCTACTACCTTTCCCAATTCGTATTTAGGTACTGTATTAGTATCAAGGGTATGTACCTGAAACCCTTTCTTCAAATCTGAAAACATGATCAAAATATTAGTTAGGTGAAAATAGGGTGATGATCTTCATCACCCTACTGAAATCATTTACCTGCTTTAACTTCAGACGCCTGGGCTGTTGTTGTCGGAACACAACAATCCATTAATCTTAACACGCCACGAACTTTATTGAAGTACAGAAGGCGTTCTGTGCCATTTACCATAGCAGCACCCGTGACAGCTACGTTAATAGGGTTCACGACATTCACTCCCGTAACCGGGCAACAGGTGTCGGCTCCTACTGTTGAAACTGTGCTGTTTGCCGGGACCGCAATCTGTACCGGTAGAGCACTTCCGGCTGTGGGGACTACTTGCCTTATCTTAAGAAGGATAAGACCCTCACACGGAAGGGCGATCCAAGCCCGTGGGTTAATACCGAAGACTGTATTTGTCGTACTGACAATAACATTCTTCGTAACCATCTCATACAACGATCCTATTTTAGAAACACAAGCCATATTAGCCTCCTTTCTTAATAAAATCAGACGGCAGCGTTGTTATTGCAACATCCGTTGTTACATCCGCATCCGTTATTACAGCAACCTCCTCCGAATACCTGTCCCCAAGTATAAGCCTGGTAAGGAGAACAAGAGGGGTAGGCCGGGACGGCCGTCGGGCGTAATTGACCAACGATATTCTGGGTTTGTTGCTGAGATAATGCCGAAGCTGTCAAAGCCGCTTTTTCTTCACGAAGTTGAGCAATAGTGTTCTGCATTTCCCTCATTTCCAACTGACAGAATTTGTCGTTGATCATAACGGTTTGGGCGTCAAGTTTCGCAGACAAGATATTGAATTGGCTTGTAGCTTGCTCACGATTGTTAGCCAGACCTTGGTTGAGACCGTTCTGCAAGACATTGGTTTGTTCCAACGTGCGAAGCTGGTTATCAAAACCTTGCTGAGTAATCATTCCCTGAGTCTGGCAAGTGCTTTGATTGATCAACGAACTCAGATTGCAGCAGCAAGAGCTGATTTGATTTCCTATTTCACAACCTTGTTGTTGAACTGCGTTGATAACAGCCTGAGAAGTCATACCTACCTGACCAGCTACTTTATCAATAGCACCCTGTACGTTGCAGATAGCGTTCTGAAGTTGAGTAGTAGAACAGTTCAAAGCAGAAGCAATCTGATCTATGGCGCTACGATTACCTTGAATTGCCTGCATCAAAAGTTCACGACCGTAATCGTTATTCAACTGAGCCGGCAAACCATTGGCACAACAATCACCGCCATTTCCAAAACCGTTACCGAAGCCGCGTCCACCCCACAGCCAGAACAAAACAATTATCCAGAGCCACCAACCGTTAGCCCCACCGAAACCGTCCTGGTTGTTACGACCGTTCATCAAAGCCGCCACCAGATTCGGATCCATTTTATTACCACCTATCAAATTAGCAAACATGCCGGGAATCATTGAAAGAAGACCGTTAGTGGCTGCACCACCACCGTTAGCCCCGGCTCCATCTAAAAGGACGATTTTATCACCACCCATAATTTTATAGTATTTAATTGTTAAACATACGTGCATGAAGCACGTAACAAAGATCATGATTGCAGGGTGGAACAAGGCTGAGTTTGTTTCCGATAAAATGGAAGGATTTTCAGTAAAAACGGAAATATAATATACAACGAGTAGTTTTCCCCATTTATGGGGAAAAATTGATAATCAGCAACTTTCGCTTTTCCTTTTTTGGGTAAAGCGCTGTAAATCAAAGCAGGATCCGCATCACTGCGAATCCTGCCTCAACCAATCTAAACTAAAATACCATGAAAAACTTTTCCCTACTAAAACTAAAGAACGAACAAATGTATGAAAATACATGCTTTTCACAAAGAATCCGTATCCTGTTCTTTGGTATGGTTAAGTACATGGGATATAGTTCTGATACTTAATCCGGTTTGATTTTGTATCAGATTATAAATATAGGATTTTGAAAATACAGTTCTTAATTGACCTAAATCATTCATAATGTTTTTATACATAAGATGAATGCTGTTGTTACGTTTGATGGTACTGATTCTCATTTCCTACTGTTATTAGTTACGTTCGGTTCTTACTTTTTCCCATTTCTATAATCCCTTCCTGAAACTAATATTGCAAATTTAATAAAAATAATCCATAAACGGAGAAAATCTAACTTTTCTTGTATGTTATTGATATACGTGCATATATGAGAAAAGTGAGACTTTCACAAGCCTCACTTCCCAAATTATAACTATGAAAAAACTATATATATATATACAAAAATTACCTGCATTCCAATTTGTTAAGATCATCCAATTCAGACTTGCTTACGGTCATGTCTTGCGTCAAGCCAGATCTGTTTTGGTATGGAGCGTAATCAGTTTCTACCGTCTTAGCCTTCTGAGTAGAATCGTATTTCACCTCCGATTCGGTTCCTGTCAGATTTTGGTAGATAGAGCCGGAACTACTTTCGCCGACTTTAGTGAACACCGTGTTCCCTATTCTGATAAAATTATTATACAACCCTTCTACGATAACATTATCATCCTGATTAGTTATGTTATGACCCCGAACCTCATTTAAGAGATTAGGATGTTTTGTAAAAAGATCGTGATAGAAATCAGAACCGGCATATAACATATCATAATAATCCAAATAGAACAGATCTGTAAAAGAAGGATCGGTGCTGCTCATGCTATACTCAAATAACTGCTCACGATCATTACCTGCCAAAGATAGTTCAATTTGTTTTAACGTATCCTGATCTGAAACGGTAAGACCCAGTAAATGATCTGGTTTAAAGTCAAGATACTTGTATGCTCCTTCGTACACTTCTGTATTATGAAGCTTATTTTCAAGATAAGATTGGTATAAATCGAATAAGAGTAAAGGATTCTCTTTGTCCTGCTTTCTGTTTATGTATCGGCTAAACTCCCGTTCTTCGTTAACATACGGGCTTACAGGAATAATAAGATGACCGAATGCCAATCTGGTAGCATTCATCTCTTCCGTATTCTGAGAATCGGTGTAAGACAGGACGTATTTTTTAATAGAATCAGCAAGGACCTTACTATCTACGTTTTCCACGCTACGCTTATCTAAAACACCGTCCTTAAAACAATATTCAGGATAGATAGCAGGTGGGAAATAAGTTAGACTCTGCTTGGCAAGCTCGGCAGCCATATCGTATAAATCACTTAAATTATCTCTTTCTACCTTATGATATAGGTTTCCACCAAGATAAAGCAGGGAATGATTTTCAAATGCCAATACCGGATCTATGTCAGATTCCATATAAACGATATTCATATTATCCATATACTCTGGCAAAAACATAACACGGCGATCCTGGCTATCTCCAAGAACGTCATCAATAGCAGAAGCTAAGGTAGGAGCATAAGTATCATCGTTGCGCCTTGCTACATAAATATCAAGATCCAACATCAAGCTATCAATTTTATTCAGCGATTCTTCTGTTCCGTCATATGCCTTAGACACGCCTACGATATCTATACCAAGACCCACACAGGCCTCTTCTACGTCCCATATCATACTTCTAAGGTCTTCTTCTGTATCAGCATTAACCCTATTTAGAAAGGCTGATATACGAGCTCGTAATGACTCAGATCCAATAGGGCTATAATAAGCATAATCTTGCAACTTTGATAATGACCGCCTCTTCCCTTCTACGATATTATTATCTTCTAAAGTTACAACCGGAACGATGTTCATATTCGAAAATTCGTTGAACATCGACAAGGCAAAACTCTTATCCGACTGATATCTTTCAACTAACTCCGGATATGAATCAGATAAAGATCCGAAAGCAGCATCAAACTCTGAAGCAACACTAATACCTCCTACTGTATTTTTTATAGCCTCATAAACTTCAGCCGGATTGTATGATGCTCTCTTTCCTAATTTATTGAAGACGCCTTTTTTATACACAACAGGACCGTATGGTTTTTCTACGGTTGTGAAGTAAGACTCTTTCCCAAGATCGTGTTCGTTATTGGAATAATCTAACAATAGCCTCATAAAAGAGCTAACCTCATTGAGTACAGAAGGATTATCCAATATCCTACTTATTTCCGTCTCATTATACAAGCCGGATCTTCTTAGATTTTCTTCATTTAGGATAAGATTGCCATCCACATAGAAAGAGCTTCTAACTCTATTAATAAGAGATTGTATGCTATATATGGAATTGGATATCATAACATCTCTTACATCCTTAACATCCTGAGCCGTTAAAGGATCAGCAAAATAAGTCTGACGCTTCATATACGACAGCACATCTTCTAAAAGAGGTTCTCCATTGGGATCGGTATTAAACATCTCCCCTGGAGCCGGGTTATTCCAATGACTGTAATACGACAAAAAATCAGAAGTGTAAGCCTTAGCCCATACCTGAAGGGCCCGCTCGCTGTTTCCTAATAATTTTAAGGCACTTCCGTAAAGAACGGAAGGCTCCCCGTTAGGAGCCTTAACCCGTTTTATTTCATTTTCCTTTTTTTCTATCTGACATTTGACACCCATTGTAATTAACTTTTTTTGCAAAGTTAATTATAAAACCGACTTATACAATGACGGATCCCAAATTCCTTCTATATAAATCTCCGGAAAACTCAAACTGCCATCACGAAGAGTGGTGACTTCCAAGCTGGGAATGTTGAAAACAGTACTGGCACTACCAAACTCACCATTCAACTTGATAGCATTTCCGCTGTTATTAGCCTCATAATAAAAATAACAATAATTTTCATTAATGCTTGGATCATATTCGTACCAATATGTTAGATCTTGTATATGATCTTCTATGTTACCAATTTTGTTTTCACCTAATATAAAAATACCATTATTACTATGATTATAAACCATAGATTCATAACCACCATAATTCCAATTACTATTAAACATTATGTAACTAACATCAGAATCATGATCTTTTAATACAGGTCCTATATGTATATGAATTTTATTAAACTGACATACATAAGGTCTTTTTCCTCCAAGCCTTTTTATATCCTCATTAGATAACTTATTATAACATCCTCCCACGAAATTATCCGCAGCATTAAAAAAATCTCCTTCTCATACTCAACACTCCTTATTTAACTCATTTATCGAATCCGAATTATCAGAACCTTCTACAAGATTCTTATTCCTATCTATCTCTTCCTGGCTCATATTACTAATCATATTTTGTATTTTCCTACCAGATTGAGATAAAGAACGGATGAATGCGCTGGAACTTATCTTAACTCCAAGATCCGGTTTTGCCCTAAACGCTTCACCGGTACTGATATTATACAAATCATACACACCTGAGTTCATATAGAATTTATATATCCAGTTTCCACCAGCTTTTTTGTACCCTAATTTGGTTAACTCGACTACACTCATACCAAATTTAATGCCATTACGACCCATTATCTTCTCCGGTATAGGTTCTACCTTAGCCGGAACAGATGTATATGCTTCATCGCCGCCGTACAGGAAATAAGGGGTTGTCACCCTTGATATGTGAGTAAGCGACTCTTCGGATATACGAGGTTCGTCTTTCGCAGCCTTAGATCCTTTCCTTAGATTGGATATTCTAATAAAAGGATCGTATGTCAAAAAGGTTAAGCCGTATTCTACTTTATAACCTGATACGCCGTTAAGGTCCCTTATAGCCTTAGTCGTATGCGAGTGATTGATGGTGTCTATACCATACCTTGATTCCATATCGGTCATAATACTATTAACCTCATCTCCCTCTACATAAACCTCTTCTCCTTCCGGGATAGAGGTTATGCCGGCAGCCCTTCTAAGTAGCCATAAAGTAACTTCAGCAATGTCAGAGAACTTATCTCCGTTCTTCCTATAGTTATCTACTCTTCCTTCTTCAGATCCAGGTAATTCGACATTTCTTTCAACTTCGACATTTGTTCTGGATTGTCCTTTGCCTTCTCCATCTCCCTTTTTATCGCCATCTTCCTCAGTGCGTACTGCACCGCCTTCTGCACTTCCTTCTTTTCCATCATTTAAAATATTATCTGATTCTGACTCTATAGACTCCACGACAGCATCATACTCTGGTATGCCGCTAAGGAAATCTGCTACGTTATTCAAAAACTCTATTTTTTCCTCGTTTGTCATATCAAGGCTTTCCACGGGCTCCCATATGGCAGGCAAGTTGTTTGATTTTATTGCAGTAGAAACATCTTCTACAGTTTTATTATCCACCGTAGGCAAAACTTTAGAAACCAAACTATTGATATCAGATTCCATTTTTTCTACTTCCTCTTTTGTGCCATATTCTTTTAGGGTATCCATGCCATTGACTCTAAGAGAATAATTCAAAGCCTTGCTTGGAACAAAATTAATATATTTCAAAAAGTTTTTCAACTCTGATATAATTTGTTCGTCAGATCTTGGCCCAACATAATCAACCACCACCTGATCTGTTTGAGAACGAAGCCAAAAAACGTATTCTTCTAAGGTCTTACCACCTTTACTGGAAGGAGTGGATATTTTATCACCTACTGTTCCTTTAGGCTCTAATCCCATTTCTTCCTTAAGGCTTTTAGGATTACCTCTCTCACGAAGAAACCTCAAATCACCTCCTACAATCTTCCTTGCTATAAAATCAAAAATATTAGCATAAGACGGCAATCCTTCTTTTTCTATATGAGATTCTATTTCGTTTAACATAAGAGAGAAGTTTTTCCTGGAGGTACGCTTCTTGCCAGGTAAAGACCGCGCAGCTTGTGCCGCAGGAGTCGGCTGAGCTAATGGCGCTGGCTGAGTCTCCCGGACAGCCCCTTCCTCTGGCATTTCCTCTTCATAAACATCCACGTCTTCTTTAGAAGTAACGGTCTTACCCTCATCAGAGAAAGGAAGATCATCCTCTATAAGCGACTTAGGACTGGAAGATGATTTACCAAACTGAATCCTGATCTTAGGAGCGACAAACATCTCACCTTCGAAATCTATTCCAGATTCTACTTCAGACGTCACAATGTCTTTCACGCTCCTACTTCCATCTTCTACCCACTTAACAACATCAGGAACTGTAGATAATTTTTCTATAGCCTCACGAGCTTTTCTAAGCCCTGAAATAGGATTCAAATACGATACTTGATACGAAGCCGGATCAAGACCTAACTTGGTTAGATACGCATTAAGATCTTGTATATCATCTTGACCCATCTGTAGCAATTCAGAATCACCGGATTCAAGCAGCATATCTATAAAAGACATCCATTTCTGCCCTTCCTCTGATTCCACAGAACGTAGGCTAACTGGGAAAAGATAATTAAGACCGTTTTTACCTTTGATGACAACTACCGGAACTCTTACATTTTTGTAATTATTCCCCTTGTCATTTAATATAGAATAAGCAAATGGGAAGCCTGTGTATTTAGATCCGTTCTTAAGCACGACTTTACCATTTAATACATATCCGACATCAGATACTTTTTCAGCACCTTTTTCGGTAATAGGGAGATTTTCTACCTGGCCATATCCTTGACCGTTCACCTTCATGTTAAACACCGGTCTTCCGGGAAGGGTCTGGGCAACAACATGCGTGCCGACGCCGATGGTAGCCGACCGGCCGGCGTCCTTCTTCCACTTGTTAAAAGCCGTTCTTCTTATTTTACTTATACCATCTATGCCTCCTGTATCAGCTTTTACAACAGAAACGAATCTGTTCCCACTCATGACCTTGATAACCATATTGGATACCAGTTTATTCTCAGCAGATTCTATTCTTTTTTTATCGCCGGACTGAACAGCGTCATTGTATTCGGCAAAAAGAGACTGATTATAGGTATCATTTACATCTATTTCGAGATTAACCTTATCTCCTTTTTTCAAAGAAGATAATGCTTCCTGATCTATTTTATCTACCTCATTCTCTCCGAATCCGACACCTGTTCTGTACGGAACCAATTCATCTGAATCAAGACGCTTATAAACCAAAGAATAGGAATTACCCACGTCCTGAATAGACACGTCTGTGTAACGGTTAAGAACACGAGCCGATTCTTTGTCTATAGACCATCTCGCATGATAAGGCAGTTCAATTATAGTAGTCGTTTCTCCACCTATGTTAAGAGAATACCTTTTAGTACCATTAGCGTTCGTTTCAGAGCTTATTTGAATAGGAACCAATGATTTTATAGAAGATATAAATTTATCGGCTCTAAGACCCGCAATTTCATACCTTTCGTTGCCATCGTTGGATATTCTTCTAACCATCAACGTCTCTGGATTTTGGGCACTATCTATGTTAGCTCCAGGCGTATTATCGGATTCATCTAACTCATTTACAAGAGAATCTATATTGGTATCATCCTCCCCAAAATTACTTAACGTAGATTCGGAAATACGACCTTTATCAATAATCCTGTTTTGTTCGATATAAGGAAGGAGATCTGTGATGTTTCCAACCTGGCCAAGATCTTCTATGGTAAATACAGAATCGGCAAGCTTATCTTCGTCAACCTTCTCCCCTTTATCCCGTCTGTTCATTATATCAACATACGAAGAAATAGCATCATCAAGTTCCTTCCTTTGATCTGGTTCCAAATTGGATTTAGCCATATCAATAATAGCTTTATTATCCTCATACACAGATCGATGTTCAGTAAGTCTCCTAACTTTATCTGATAAATCTTTTATCATCTTAGCCGGACTATCACCAAGATTTGATATATAATCATCAATATCCTGTTTATACTTTTCATATATCTCCTTCTCCCTTGGAGATAAAAGATCTTGATTACCTGTATATATCTTATCTACGATACGTTCTTTAACCTCTATAGGTGCAGACAAAAGATCTTCCATTGCCGACTCATAATCAAAATCAGACAATATATCTTCTTTCGGCTTCTGAGTTATACCATCGTTTAGATGACCAAATACTTTCATGGTAAATGCTTCATCTGAATTTATTTCTCCATTATTCAGAAGCTCATCTATTTTTTCATCCAAACTGATATTATTACCCTCTGTCTGGTAAAAACGATCACTTTCTATAGATTTAGTATTAGAAGATACCATATCATTTAAGAACTTAGAAAATAAAGAAAAATCATGTCTCATGAATTTCTTATCCTGTATGGAGTTCATAAATGACCGTAAAACCTTATATTGGGTAATGGCTTTCTGGTATTTCACCACCATATTTCTTAAATCCTCTGCTTCTTTCTTCCCTTTATTATTCTCAATATAAGTACTTAAAGAAGCTACAGAGTCATAAGCTTTCAATATATCTTCAGCAGTTATTGTTTCGGATTTAAACAACTCAAGAGCTAATACTCCAGGATCAAAAGAATAAAATACTTCTTTATAACTACTAAGAAGATCTTCTGACAACCTTCTATATTCCTTATTAAGATTATCGTATTTAATAGTTTTTTGTTTTATAGCCTCTGCTTCGGTATCATTGCCATCCTCTACTCTTCTCGGAGTTGTAGCCAACCTCTCTATTTCAGCATTCAGATCATTGATCTCATTACGCAATTCCCTTAACTGATTAACTGTATCAAAAGCTTGACTTGATAATGAATAAAACGTATTTATATCATCAAACAAATTATTGTCATTTACATAATCAGCAATATCATTTGATGCTTCCATTGCTATATCTTCTGCATCCAACCCCTTAAACACAGCATTAGCAACATTAGATCGATAAAGATCAGATGAAGTCTCAGCAGTAATAGCCTCAGCAAAAGAAGAAGCTTTTTTATAATTGGCTAACTTCTTATCAAAATCTTTTATAATATCTTCCTTGTATTTTTTAACAGTTTCTTCATCTACTTTCATTTCAGAAGCCAACTCATTTTCGTCAAGGCTTTTAACCATTGACCTGAAATTGTTAGCCGTATCCTCTAACATTCCCATTCTGTCAGATAATTCAAATTTAGAATAATAATCTGATTCAGGATCATTCATTTGAGCATTAAATTCGGCTAAATTTCGCATAGAGTCTTTTACGGATTGAGAAGTAAAAGCATTATTACTATTAAATTTCTCAACATCAGTATTAATAGTACGCTCTTTATTTCTCCTTTCATATAAACCAAAAGCACCATTTCTGGCTCCAAATAAACCACCAATCAGGGCTCCTATGCCAATCTCTTTCAATCCTTCTTTGGTTGTAAATTGTTCAGCTATGGCCTTAGAAAAAGAATCAACTATAGAAGACGTAGCATCAAGATACGTCTTATCATATCTTGATCTAATAAAATCTTCTCCCATGCGCTGAGCAACACCTTGCATGCCTTCCTCCCATACACCTTCAGATATGGGTCTTTTAGATACATTCCAAATAGTAGCTAAGGATTTCTGGAATAAATTTGCTTTTACCGTCTGTAATCTTCCAGCATCACCCGCTACCTTCTTAGTCCCTAATCCAAACAAATAGCGATCTACAAAACTCTTTGATCCCCTATATGTGTTTGATACACCCTTTAATCCAGGTATGTATTTAGAAGCAAAACCAGTGTCTACTCCAAGATATTTTCCCAGAAGAAGATAATTGGATAATCCAACTATACCCATATTAGCTAAAAATATGCTGTTTGCCGTATCGGAAATAGAACTCTTAAATTCAGCCATCTCAGACTGATTAGGATTCCGACCATACATATTTTTAAAATATTCCTTGTATTTACTTTCAGAGTCTTTCATAAAGGACTGAGCCTCCACGGCAGACTCCCAGCCGGCGCCCACAAACGTATTTACTCCTACCTTGGCCATATTGCCTATGGCCCTGCCGTACATCGCTCCTGCCCTATACGCTCCAAAAGCAGATTTTACAGCACTTGCCGCAATCTTAGACGCCGCCATCTTTCCGGCCACCCTCATCCCTACTTTAGCACCAACAGCTCCAAGACTTGACACACCCATCCCACCTGTAAGGTAGGCAGACAAAATAGCTCCTGTCGTAAACGATAGACCATTTCCAATAACATCATTAAAAATAAAATTTGCAGTTCCAAGACTCTGCAAAAATCCCATATCACGTTCTTCTCTTGTATAATAATGAGGAAGAGAGTGGTTTATTCTTTCATCTATATCATTTATGGTTCGTGTAAAATCATTGTCAAATGCAGAAGATAACGTACCAGTCTTTATAAGATTATACGCAGCCGGGATAATACCTACTACTCCTGATACACCATATAATGCTGTTTTTGTGACAAGCTTCCCTATGCCATTAACAGCCTTATTCCAAGTAGTTTGACTTCTTCCGTAATAATCTTCATTATCCCTTCCTGGCATATAACTTTTAAACTTTGCAAGACCGATGTTCCCATCGGATAAAAAGTCATATGCTTCATCTAACTTAATAGTTCTTCCTTTACCAAATACACCAAAATCAGCAGCAGATGACTGTTGATTACCAGCTATAACCTCACCATAAGACGTTTGTTTACCAGAATAAGTATTCCTTGATTTATCTTGAATAGATTTTATCATGGAATTTAACTTATTATAAGACTCCTCTTTCTTCTTTCTTGGATCATCTCCACCATTCAGAGCCGATTTTAGTCCAGAAAAAGATGTGTCTACATCAAAAGAAGTATCTATTCCGCTAATATCATATCCTTTTTCTGAATCATCATCAGGATTTATGGCTGATACCGGGGGAGTATATGAACCTACTTTCATCCTCTCCATCTCTCTTTTTGCTCCCTCAATAAGAGAAGATTCTTCTTCATATCGCGTAGGAACTCCGGCATTATACCCTCTCAATCCAGTAGATGGTAAGAAACCTGATTTCTCTACCAATGTCTGTTCCTTATTTTCCATATATTATTCCCTATTTACACTATTCAACAACTTCATCAACTTGCCGTTTTTATTCAAAGACGTAGGCAAATTACCTCCTTCTTTTGCTGCCACCATATCCTTAATCTCTTCTGTTATGGCTGCCACAACAAAATCAACTATTTTTTTCTGAGGCGCAACAGCAAGTTCTTTAGACACATTATCCGCAAACCATACATTAGGAGTATCAAACGAATCTATTAACTCAGGTTTACCATTCTCCATAAGATAAAGCCTTGTCTCATATCCATAACCGTAACTTGTCTTAGGATCATAACCTTCAACCTTTACACCAAGCTTTCCACTGTTATCCAATATATCTTTAGCTGCATTAAGAAGCCAAACCTTTTGTTCTGGCATATCATCTAAATTATTACCAGATTCATTTATCATATCCGATAACACTTTCATCATTGAAGATACAGAAGCATAAGCGGGTGATATATCTGAATTTTCAAGCATCTTCGGATACCACATATTGGTATCACTTCCAAATGTAGGTCTTATAATACCACTTTCATATCCACCTATATCGACGGAAGGAGTATTAATACCAGGATCTATGCCATTATTTATCAACTCTGTTTCAGATACCTCAACAATATCTATTTCCTCTCTTTCACCAGTATGATTAGCAACCAAACTGTAAGTCTTCTCTCCATTGTCGGCTATTCCCGATTCTGTCAAAGAAAATGATTCAATAGTTGCCGATGATGATTTCGATTTACCAACAGGATGCTCTGCCATTTTCTTAGTAAATAGATCCCTGAGAACCCCCATCTCTCTATAACCAGCCTCCTTGGAGGTTAATTTGGTTGAATACGTTACTGTGTTAGGTGAATACAGTTCGAGATATTCTTTACGTATCTCATTTATACCATCATCTTGAACCTTAGTTATTTGATCAGCTATATTAATATCACTTACTGCATAGTTTCCAACGCCCTCCATTCCACTAATAGAATACAGTGCATTAAAAAACACCTTTTCTTCACCATCCGAGAAACTATTTTTTACATCATCGTATTTTTTTAAGAAATACCTGCCACTTTTGCTATCCCTCTCAAATACTTTAGATAAATCAATGCCATCATTTTTCACCCTCTTTCTTATAGTAGCTATATCAGCAGGCGAGAATCCTTTTTCATAATATCTTACTCCAGATTCTACATCGCCGACTGTACCTCTATTTTTTCTTAAAATATCATTAAGGGATAACGCTGTAGCATAGGCTATATATTCTTCGGGTTTACCTCCTTCCTTCTGCGCGATCGCATTTGCTATTTCAGATACAATATTATCATAAATCTTATTCTCCTTCTTAATTCTATCATTCTCTATATCCATCTTGTCTACAGCGCTATTAAGCTGCATATAAGCATCTGTGGCAGCTTTTCTCTCTGCCATAGGTAGCTTATCAAACATATCATTAGAAAGACCTCCATTGTCCTTTATATACTTAAGAAGTTTTTCTTCATCCATAAGATACTTGTATCCTGATGTTTCATCCGTCATATTTCTTGATATGGCAGCTTGAATATTTTTCATGTTTTCAGCACCAAGGGCCGTAGATAGTCTACTTCCGGATGTTACAAGATCTGTATATGCCTTATTAAACTTCTTATGAGTTTCTTCTGATATGCTAATATTTTTAGTTTCGATAGGATTAGCTGAAATAGTTCCACCAGAGTTTGTGCCAACGCCCACCTGCATGGCTCGGCTTCCAGCTCTGCCGCCTGCCGCTCCTGCACCAGAGGACATAAGTTTTGCTATTCTGGCTTCATTAAGCCTATTCTGCATCTTCAGACGTTCTTCGTCTAATCCAAATCTGGCTTCATCCTTATTCTTACCATATTCAAACTCTGCAATATCCCTATTTCTTTCATATTCAAATCCTATCTTCCATTTTTCGAAATTCAAATTAGCTAATCTTTCCCTCTGATTATATTCTTTGGTTTTCCAGTAAAGCTCGTCGGCTTTGATTATGAAAGACGAATTATCATAAGCATATGAAGCAGCAGCATTATTAATAAAATTATTTTCAATAACCTTCATCGCTCCAAGATACGGATCGTAAGTCCTTTCATCCATTCTGCTAAATTCAGATTTCATGGAAGCTATTTCAGATTTGGCTCTCTTTATTTCATTTTCAACCATTTCTTTCTTTGCAGGATCAGAACCCAAACCGGAAAGATCGGCAGTAAGAGCATCAACATACCTCTGCTTATCACTTATCTGCTTATTCATAAAACCAAGAACAGAATCATACGAATATAAAGAGGGATTAGAGTCTACCATGTAAATAGCCTCCACCTGCATCTGCTGCCTTGCTTTATCTGATAACCCTGACAATGCGAAAGAAGCTATCTGTTCAGGAGTAAGCATATCCTTAGTTACTTCTTGTACTGCCCCGGTAGGATGACCATCCTTGTCAAGAATAGGAATCTGAACTTTAGCTCCTTTATGAAGCTTGCTTATAAAATCTATCCTATCTTTTAATTCCTTATTATAATCAGTATAAGGAGTATATTGAAGAGGAGCAAGACGGGAACCAGCCTTTCCATCATTCACCCATTCATTATACGGCTTTAAAGCCGCATAAGCATTCGCAGCAGAATAAAGTTCTGGATTATTTATTTGTAAATCAGATAGCATTTTATGCATTCTCCTGCCTTCTTTTGTGCCGGCAATCGCGTTAATGACCGTATCATCCAACACTGAACTGATCTCTCCTTGTATAGCTCTCGTAACACCATCAGAAGAAAGATCCACGCCTTTGAATTTTTGATTGATGTTAGCAATCACACCTGACATCTTATCTTCCATATAAGCGCGGGCTTCAGGCTTATCTATCTCTTGACCCATAAGATAATCTACCTGGGTATAGATCTTTTCACGAGCAGCATCAACCTTCTGCTGTTTGTACATCATGACGTCCTTAACAAGATCTATGTTGTAAGGACTAACATACGGGGCATATTGCCTTAAAATACTATACTGTGAAGCCACTATTTGGTCCTCCTTCTTCTTTTATTTTCGTCATCTTCTTCATTTAAACTTCTCAAGTAAGGTGTAGAATAATCACCCATATTCATCACATCCTGATTACCTTGAACGTAAATAATTTGGCCACTTGGAAGCATTCTCATATTCGGAGCTATGGAAGCTATGGTATTCAACGATGTACGAACATTGAACTTATTCTGTATTTCGCTGTTTATGCTATCATAATAACGAGCAAGATTTTCATCCCTTATAGCCATAGCCTTCAATAACCCAGATTCATAACGTTGCCTTTCCGCTATGTTCTTATCGTCTGTCTGAACATAAGCCATTTCATTGAATCTATCAGCTTCGTTTATTTGCCTTGCGTTATTGAAATTTACTTCGTTAATGTACTTGGCTATATTGCTTCCGGCTATGGCGTTCATATTAGCCAGAATAGCAGAGCGCTGGGAGTCGGGCACGTCACCTACTGCGTCCAACTGAGCCGATGTCGCGCGGTTGAGCTCGTTGATATACTGATCAGCAGATTGCAGAACCGGATCTATTCTCGGAGCCTGATGCCTTTCCAATCCCTCTATCTCCAAGCCTGTATCGAGCGTTCTCAGCATCTCCGGGAAGATAGGACCGAACGCCGCCGGTCTGCCCTGTCCTTTAGGTCCGTTGTCTTCAACCACCTCCTCTGTATCGGTGTCGGTTGCAGTCGTAGGCGTACTTGCTTTCGGTTTTACCTCTATCCTTCCAGGAGATCCAATCTTAGGCGGTGTAAGGCCTGGTGCTATGGGACCGGCCTCAATAGGCTTCATTTCTGGTTTAACAGACTCAAGAACGAAGTCTATTTCCGGCATTAACCCACTATCTCTTAAAGCAACAAACTTATTATAATCGGAGCCCAGAATCTTCTTAGCGGCATCAGATTTATCACCAAATAAGTCAACATAATTCTTTATCCCTTTTTCGTTTAACAATCTTTTTTGCTCTGCCGAAACAACGTCCAACCCATAATAAGAACGAGTAGCTGTTGTCTGACCAAACTTATCATCTACGGCAAATGAATTATAAGCCTGATTCCCTCCGTAGCTTCCGGCGTCCTGGCCCCAGAATCCGTATTCATCTCTGAATTTCTTGGCTGCATCAGCATTCGTAATAGCGCCTACATCAGCTAACGCCCACAATGCATTTAATTGCCTGTTGTATCCTTTCTGGAAACCTTCTGTATCAAAATCACCATCCGTATTGTACTTGTTAGCCCATCGGTTTATGTCGAGCAAATTAGATACCGCCTTATCATTTACCCTGCCGTATCCTAAATTGCTTCTATGTTGGAGATTCTGGTTGGCATTGACACTGGAATCAGGATTAAGAATCTGCTCACGACCACTAACATCAGATACAGTCATATTAAGAGTTCGTCCAAATAACTGATTAATAAGCTTATTGTAGCCGATAGCATTCTTTCTAAGTTCCTCCAGCTCCTTCTGAGTAGGTCCACCTTCAGCCATTTTTCTGGTTTGCTTAACATACTCGTCATATATCCAGTTCTTAGCATCTGATTCTGCAATATTAAAAGCCTTAGCTTGTTTCTTTACCTGATTCAGATCAACAACCCCGCCATCCCTGAAAAAAGCATCCATCCTCTCGTTACGCTTAGATTCTTCCTGTTTGCCATAAACGATTTCAGCGAAAGAACGAAATTGTGCTTCAAGCTCGTCTATCTCTTTCTGGTTTTCATTGACGTACTTGGAAAGAATAGAAGCATTAAGATTAGATGTGTTTTTGTCTTTTACATCTTCATTTTTCTCTAATCTCTTATATACACGCTCCTGATCTTCGTACTTATCAGACAAACCTATCTTCTTCTTATATCGATCAAGGAGTGTAGCATACGTATCTTTTGACGTTGCCTTAATACCATAATTTTCTCTAACGTAAGAGGCAAACTCATCATCTATCTTACGATAATCGGAAACAATATAAGCCTCTGGCAAATCAACCGGAGTGCCACCATTTTCATGTCTGTTTCCTTTGGCTTCCATAGGCCCTACGGAGTCAGGAGTCAGCACGTACTCGCCTTTCTCTATCTCTACATTCGCAGCATCTTCCATAGACTTGGGAAGAGGATAAATATATTCGCCGGTCATATCAGACGTATCCATCTTCTGACCGTTACCTAAATTCACGCCACCACCTTCACGTTCCCACTTGATGAATTGCTGACGACGCTCCTTGGCAAGTTTTTCCCTCGCTGCCTGCTCGTCTCTGCTGGCTGCATACGCAGCAGATGAAGCTCCCATGATATTACGGGTAAGACCTAATCCTAAACTAACACCAGACAAGGCAGCTTGAGCCACATTAGCACCGACCTTATTACCGGCTCTTATCCGGCCAAGACTTGTACCGAACATTTGAGCTCTGCCGGTTAGATCGGGTGAATAATATGGGGTAGTCATAGGATCAAGAGGATTACCATCTTGGGAACGTTTTTCTTTAGAGGAATCAGCATCAACACCACCTACATTCATTGCATTATCAACGACTGATTTCTCTACGTTTTTAACCATACCCCTATTATCAGCGAGATATCCTGCATATCCTGCATCATTGTTTTCAAAAAACGGATCGGATGTAGGCATACTACTAAATGGATTTATCTCCCCCTCCTCTGTTTCTAAAGTCACATCAGAAGGCATATATATATTCTGAATATCAGATTCACCCCATTTATTAACAGACGTTCCATAATCAAGAATAGGCTGAGTAGAGGATACATTAATATCCTGTTTCTTATCCTGAACACTACCGCCAGGAGCGAATATCGGACGATTTTTTATGATTCGTAATTTCATACTATCTTTTTTCACAAAGATAAGAGAAACGAACGAGAAAATCCAACGTTATGGGATACGTTTAAAAATCAATCATGTACGGCAGACAAACCGCCCGAATCAGGGTCGTACTTAAGACCGCATGCCCGGCGATAGTTCTTAAGCGCTCTCTTGTACAAAAACAGCACTGTCTTGGAAACTATTTTCTTCATAGATTTGGTTAAAACCTCTTCTGTTGAAACAGACATCAGACAGCTATTCAAGAACGACCTGACATTAGAACCGAACAAGATCTTCACCATTTTTCTAAACGTTCTAAAAAGATATGATGCAGAAAGAGACTTTAACCCATTGCGAACCAGTCTCTTATTCAAATACGAAACAGCCTTTTCAGATAGACAGAGCCTATTCTTTCCTTCGCTATCTACCTCTGATGAAAACCACGAATATAAAGTGGTAGGATGTTTCTTAAGGTGATTGATGAAGGAAGTCATTATCCCTTCTTTTAAAGCCCTTTTGTGGGCTACGCATGCAGCAATCTTCTCTTCTCTTTTTAAAGAGCTGTCAAGGCATCTAAACACCGTCCTATCGTCTCCAATAAAATACTGAGGACGTTCTTCCTTGAACTTAGCCCTATAAGCAGCATATCCTTCCTTACGAAGCATATCTATCTGAGACCGGATATAGAACCTTACACACTTTTCTTCAGCCTCTTGCACGCTTTTAAGATAAGGAACTGACTTTCTCCCATATCGAAGATAATCATAAACCATAGCCTCAATAAAGTCATTGTACGGAAAGAATCTTCCAAATCCAAAGTTCCAAACTATGAAACATCGCACTCTATCTTTCCAGTAATCAGATATGAGAAAATTACTACAATATCTCAACTTCCTGTTTTTCTGATAGAAATGATGAGTATGTTTGTCATAAAATAGATTAAAATATCTCAAATTGCCTAAACACTGACCGGCTGGACGGCGTACTACATTGTACCCTAAGTTGCTGAAGCTATTGTATATAACTTCTATCGGAGAGACCTGCTCTTTCTTGAAGAGCTTGTCGTGTAACTTGTGAGGATTCATTATTTCAACTATTTTTGTCTCCATGTTGTTTTTGTTTTTTAGTGCAAATATATGATTTTATATAAAAAGAAGAAAATGCACTGCCTTGTATCCGGTTTGAGAGAAATAGGATACAAGGTTTTTTGTTTTATGACGGTTTGGATAAGAGACGGGAAAACGACTCTGAACGTAACCGCCTGACCGTCAGGGGTGGGACAACAAATCTTGAATTAAAACTACGCCTATGAATAGTCTCCGTTTTCCTTAATATTAAGACCATTTTCAATGATCTTACTCATTATATTATTTATATTATTTTATATACTTTACAATTTATTCACATAATTGTTTACAGTGAATGAACTTAACGACCGAAGGGAGTTAAGTGAGTGAACGGATTGACAAATTACTTTTTCCGTCTATTGTATTGTTTGCCTAATTGTGTTAAAGGATTGAGTATCGTGACCGAAGGGAACGATGCGAAAGAACTTATAATATTTAAAAACGACTGAACCTATCGACTGAAGGGAGATAGGTGATGGAGTGACGTTAATAATTATATTAGATAGCCAGTGGAGAATTAGGCAGGCTGGTAGGCGAGACGAGCGCCCATGCCCGTCAGGACAGTGGAAGTACGTAGGTCTGTTCTGTTAAACCAAGGCGATGATAGTTCCATCCTTCACGAAATCGCACAAAAAAACCGGATTATCTTGATATCGTTCTTCAACCTTCGGTATCCGTGTAACGAGTCTCAAATCCGGCTTGAATTTATTAATGTAAAAGAAATACAGTCTTGTTCTAATTTTCGGTGACGCCTTTAATGCGAAGCTGTATATTGGGAAGCACGGCATTAATCAAAGCCATTTTCTTATCCTCTTCGCTTTCTTTTTCATGCTGTCTATACATCATGCTGTAATCACTGTCATCACCATCCTTTTTCCCGTCTAACGTCAGTAAATGATTTATGATGTCCTTACCATACGTTTCAGTCCATGTACGGAATCTCTCTTCCTCGGACTGTCCCTCCTGGGACGGGGCTTCTGGGTTAGGGAGGGCGGCTGCCACTTCTACCTCTGGAAGTGTTACCGATGCTGCTATTTCACCAGCATCTCCGAATCCCATTTGACCATATAAAGATACTGAATTTTCTTCAATTTCCAAACCAAGATTTTTAGCAACTTCCATAGCATAGTTATAACGGTCATCATTTCTTATAACACTCTTATGAGGACGCCCTGCTCCTTGGTTCCAAGCTACTACAGCATCCTTAAGGTTATCGGCGTTCATAAAATCCTGCCGGCTGTAGTTGTAATACCCTGGTCCTTTTTTTCCTTTTCTTGTGTATAAGAAATTAGAATATCCGGTTTTCCCTTCGTATTCGTCAGCTAAGAACTCAAGTTGGTCTTTGAATGTGGGTGTAGAATGACCTTTCTTTTTGGCGTGCTTGAACAACTTATCCATGCGCTCATTATGCCATTGTTGTATGCCGTATGATGTTCTGTTGTCTCCGTATATGTCATCTTTAAGACCGGATTCAGCCATGAGATTACCTATGATGGCGAGCGCCTGTATCTTAGACATACCTCTCTTTCCAGTAAAGTATTCATATGCTTCACGCTGTTTTCCAATCACGCCGCCTTCCTCCATCTTACTTACATCATCTACTATACCCAACGTTGATATAACAGGATTTGCAATATCAAGTATATCATCCACTTTGTTTCCATATCTTCCCATAAAAGACATATTCCTTACCACATTCGTTCCTCCTATTGCTTCTGCCGCTCCACCAAGTATGCCGGCATAATTAAAGGCATTATCACCTTCTGGATCTAAGGCAATCTGACTTCCATCAATACCTATATTGGACAATCCTGCTATGGTTTGTATCTTGCTACTTTCTGCTATTGTCTTAAGAATTGGCATTAAATCTAACCCCATTTTATTATACAACCTAAGCATTCCAGGTGTGGAAGAAGCAACATCTGCAAGTGTAAGTAAAGATTCGACCATTAACTTATAAGGGTAAGCATCCTCCTTGTTCTTGTCCTCCTTTCCCTCTTTAGCATCACCTATTCCCCCTTTTACTTTATCTATATCTATGGAATCTAAAAGATTATTTATAATAGCTCCTATTTTTTCCCCATTTCCATCTTTGGATATTATCAAATTTCCTATTTCACTGTTTGAAAACCCGGCTATTCTTCTAAATTCGTCCTCATTAATTTCACCTTTTTCAAGATCTGAATGAGCTTGTTCAAGTAATCTCCTCCTCTTTTCTTGCCACTCTCCATTGTCATTTTGTCTTTTTATAATCTCATCTCTCTTGTCTGTATCACTCCACCAATGTTTAGCTTCTCCACCTTCTTCGTATTTCCTTACAAATCTTTTAGGTAAAACCTTATCATTATTTCGAAGCACACTACCTTTTTTAGGATCGTATTTGATACGCTCCCTTATCCTAAGAGGGACATCCCTTTCTGGTATGATGTCTTCCGCTATCTTCTTTCGACTAAAATCATAATCATCCTTAACATCTAACATACCAGCATCCGGATCCCATCTTACACTGAAATTCTTCAACGCACCTAATCCGGAAGCTTCGTTTACTTTTTCAAAATTGTCACCATATACTTCTTCTCTAAATGGACTTACGCCTTCATTTACTAAAATCCATTTTCCTGGATTTTCAAATATATTTTTATTTAGTTTATCAAGTACCTTCTTATAATCTCTTATTTTTTGTTTACTTTTTTCATCAGCATCCTTATATGCCTCGTCAAGCATGTTGTTCATATACTCTTTATCTAATAAAGATTGTATCAAAATAGCTTGTTCTTGAGGCAATCCTACGTACTGAGCATCATCATCATCGTCATCAAAACGATACTTGCTTGCCGGCAATCTACTTATATCTCCGTCCGTGTAAGCCTTCCACATCTTTTCCTCGAAGTCAGTAGCCGTATCTTTTCCAGATCGCTCCCTATTAGGATCCAACATTCGTTTCACAGTAGGAATAAAATCGGCAATTAAACTAATAGGATCAGTGTCTAATATTGGATTAACGGATTCATACCATTTATTAGGATCGGCATTATTGGATATCCCTACCGACTCAATAATAGAATCAGATACTCTAACCTTCTTGCCATCATAGCCTCTACCTACATACCCTGTATCACCGTATTTTGCGGCTACATGACGAGCGTCTTCGTATTTTGAATCATCAGTACCTTCTCCTACAGATTTGTCCTCTACGGGCTTGTTTTCAACCAGGACGTAGTTACTGTCGTCATCCACCGTCCAAGGCTGGTCTGTCGGCGTAGAGAACACCCGGCGCTCGAAGGCCCGGCGCTTCTTCTGGCCTTTCACTTCATCATCGTTTTCATCGTGGTTTATTTCTTTTACAGCCTTATCATAGTTACCTTCTTTAAGGTATTTGAAAAGCATCGGGCTTTTAGAATACTCCGGTCCTCCTGTATTGTAAAATAAACTAAACAAAGCATCTCGCTGATTATTGTTTAGATTTTCAAAATTGGGAGTTCTTCGTATAAATTCTGGAACGAACGTATTAACAACTCCCTCAAATTCTTTATCAGCTTCTTCTACTGTTATACCATTCTTGTATTTTTTAAGAATATGAGGAAGATGGAACCCGTATCCGATTGTTATATTCCCTTTCTTGTCATCATATAATTCAGGTTCAAACTTTTCCCACGACTTCAAATATTTCAAAATATTTTCTGAAGGCTTCCAATCTGATTTATTCTTCTTTGCCATTCTTTTCTTCCTCCTTCTTAAACTTATGGTAAGCATCGCAAACCCTATCAACTAACCACCCTATCAGGTATGCGGCGTGCTCGTCTTCTCCGGCTTCAAAACTGTAGTTGATGTTAAGGTACTTACAATACAAAGAAAGTCCGTGCAGACATTCGTGTCCTATGGTTCTTACATCCATATCAGATAGCGAATGAAATAAGAAACATACCTCTTTCCTGTGATTGGTTCGGTTTCCTACGAAAATAGTTCTGCCACCATAATCATCAGTCCACCCTTCCCAGCTTTGATCTTCTACTTCCAGGTTGGCGAACGTTTTTACTATATACTCTTCATCTGCTCCAAGCAATACCCTTATATTGTAAGGATATATGTCATTTTTATACGATACCTGTCTCATAATAATCTGTTTTTCAACAAAGGTAAACAAAAAAGCCGAAGATATACTCACGTACTTCCTCGGCCATCTTATTAAAACTGTTTACGATTAAAGCTACAATTGAAGCCAAAAATAACAATTAGATTTTAATTTTCTTAATCTCATCAATCATATTCTTATACCCGCAGAACTTGTCACTGATAACATCAAAGATAGATTCTGACCATCCAGCAAGGTTGAGAATATTAGACCCTTTATAAAATACCTCACTTCCATATCCTTGGATGGAAAGAGAGATGATTTTACAATCCGGGTTCACTTTCTTAAACTCTTTAAGAATCTTAGCAAACGTACCACATTCATAATTAGAAGTCCGCTCCCATACAACAGATTCGCCATCTCCTACCTGCATGTCTGAAATAACATACAAGTTATCTACCTTAATCTTATCTTTAACGCACTTATCCAAGAACACAAAAAGACCGTTCTCGGTAGCGCCACCACATTTTTCACCGGCAGCAAAAGACGCTTTATTGTTCCATAAGACCCCTTTACTTCTGTCGTATTCGTAATTGATAAGCTTATCACCAAACATACCGATAAATACGTCAGGGAGCACGGAAGCAATCATGCAGCCAAACAAGTTACCGATGATAGCTGTACTTGTTTTGCTGAAGGCAGATACCGTTGATGATCCTCCTGCATCTCCACGTACAGAGCCAGAGTGGTCAATCAGGATAGCCGACCTCCCCTGCAACACCGGAAGGTTCTTGCAGGATATGGTAATCGCCTGCTCCAGCACATCCAGAATCTTATTTTTCTTATACGCTGTAAGCCCGGCGCGTTTCTTATCAGATTCAAACATAATACCCGAACCAGATTCCTTTACGACAATAGCCTCAACCTCCTTATAAGCAGAAGCGAAACGGAAAGGAAGCATCTTAGAATTAAGAACCTTCTCTTCTGTCGTAAGTTGCTTACAAACTTCATTAATCTGATCGGGTGCGTATTCGATTATGTTTCTAAGGTTACGGACCATATTGAAAATAGGCATACCTTTTACGTTAGAAACCACGTCCCTAATAGCATCACCGAGCGCTTCTTTCTTCTCTTTATTGTCTTTCTTATCTTGACCGGCTTTAGACATTTCCTTTTCAAGAATCTTGCTTTCGTATAATCCAGACAAAGACCGACCTTCTATAAGGTACTGGAAAGCCATTTTATTAGCCTGATTGCCTTTAGGGTGAAATAAGTTTACTAAGTCAACCATAGTAATGACCCTACTGTCCATCTTATACTTATCAATCCGGTACGGATCAAGACCTTCCAAAGCCGTCTTAAATCCTTTCTTAATAGCACTGGATATACCTCTTAACTTCTTTGGATTTTTGCCGTTAAGAGCCGCATAACAGCCAAGGATTTCGCTCATATCATCAGGACGCATAACGATCTTATTATAGAATCTGGACGCCCATTCTTTACCTGATACCTTGCCAGCCAATACAGAAGCCATAAGATGTGTAACAGACCGCAGCTTTCCTTCCTTCCGGACGTACAATGCCGTCTGCGCTGCGAAGTACGGATCGACCTGATCCATGAGGTTCTTAATACGATTTACCTTATCTTCTTCCTTCTCATAATAAGAATCAGATAACATAGTTGTCATCACCGTAGAAACCAGTTCCTCCTCTACACCAGTCTTATACGCAGCCTCTCCCATGTGGTTGGTAATTGTAGGCTTAACACCTTCATCCTTTTTGTTAAACTTGCCCATGTTGTTTTCTTTAAAATGTTATACAAAAAAAAAGCAGTGATATTACTACCACTGCTTAAAAAAAATATATCAAAATGAATACTCAATGAGGGAAAAGCTGAAGTTAGTATAAACAATGAAATAATGGATTTGAACCATCGACCTATACTTTAAAAGAGTATCGCTCTATCCATCTGAGCTAAATTCGAAGTAACTAACCCCATCACCACTCATTAGTTTTTATGTCTTTCAAACAGAGGAAAAGCGGAGCTGGATCTAAAATGAAAATATTGGATTCGAACCAATGAAAAACTTTTTTACCTAAAGCCGTGTTATCCACTACACTAATTTTCGAAGTAACCGGACTCCTCACCATCTGTATATTTTATTAAAACAGGGATAACTTGGAAGGTGTTTTAAAGGAGGTTTTGATCTACCAACTGATCTAATTTTTCTTGCATGAAAAATACAGGATTCGAACCTGTGACACAAACCGAAGTATCACCTTCCATCACCACTGTCTTATATCATAATCTCTCTTGATTACGATGCAAATATAGACACTAAAATATGATTTACAAATTAAAATGATTTAAAATGTATTAATTTGGATAAATTATTTTAGAGTCATAATTGGATTACCCCATCTCTTTTTCCACTCTTTACCTAAATACATTCTTAATTCCTCGAATGAATGAACAAACTCCCCATCGATTATAGCTCCGACTGCATTCTCTATTGATATTATTTCATTTAACTCATTCTTCGTTGCAAAATTTCTAATCCCATCTTCATGTTTATTGAAAACAATAAAATTTATGGCTTTGGCTACTATTTTTATCTTATCAGATAATTCGCTTTTGTTTTTTATTAAAGAAGAAACAGACTTGCACATCTTAATGTAAGCTTCACCAGCTATATTTCTATTTTCTATAAAGTTGTCGGTAAGCCATAATATAACCTTAGCATATATTTCAGGATCTAACTCTAAGGCTATCATGACGAAAAAATACGGATTAACAAACCATTTTTGATCTTTTCCTTTTCCTCTCCTGTATGCCATTCCGTATTTCTTCAAATCAGTTAATTTACTTATATTCAATGAATTATCTTTGAGTGTATGATATCGTACAGTACAAGACAATTCATTGATATTCAATTCTTTAATTAATGCATTCATTTTCTCTTGAAAAGACGACGTAGACATTAAATGGTCGAGTCTTTTAGGCTCCAACCCCATAGCCGCTCTTTTCTGTGACAATACATCCATAACCTCTGTTATACACACAAAACCATCTTTTGACATAACAGAAATGTTTCTACCTAATAATTCTCTACTTTCTGATTGTAATAATACGTTACTTTTCATAATTTTACACCGTTTTATTGTTAATAAATAAGCGCCTACCTGTCCGCGATGGATCGATAGGCGCTACAAATACATTCAACTATTATTAAATCACAAAATAAAAACTACTTATTTTCAACTTATTAAATATTGTAATTTATCTATTCTTAATCTTATCTTCAGAAATCAACCACTGGAATATAATCTTCCGGTTGCTAATTACTTTCTTTATCCTCATCAGCATCCAACTTCCTCTTAACCTGTCCAGCCATGACCGTCTGAAATTAAGAGCATCAGAATTAACCGACTTATTTATATCGTTATCGTCCTTGATCCAGATAGGTGTTTCAGATCGGTCATCGTCAACCCTGTTGAAGAAGTCATTTAACTTATGTCTTCTATATACCTCAGTATCCAGGACCTCAGTATGGTCACCTACGATCTTCGGATATGATATACGTTGTGCTAAATTATTCTTTTCTTCTGGAACAAGATGAATTTCACCTGAGTTGTTTGTGTCGTTGTAGATAGTTATCGTATCTAAACCTACTTTCCTGTCAAGAGTGTAATTCACATCATCGACGTATTTCCTTGCATCAAGCTCATACTCAACAGAAGCCAGCGTAGAACCGTTATATTTCTCTTTTATCGGCACTTCTAATATAAATGGATATGTTGCTCCGTAAAATGTCTGAAAGCTCTTATTCGTCAGCAAATGGCTCCATAAGCCACCTTCTTCATCCGATGCCGGGAAGTTTATTCCTGTCTGGAAATATTGTTGCTGTTCTATATAATAGTCAGGACAGAACGAATAATAAGAAATCCATTCTTGTTTCAGACACGAATATCCGATAGTGAACGACACGTCCTTGAAATATTGTTCATCCTTTAAAGATATTTCCTTATCGTTTGACAGCACCTCTGTTTCATTGTATAAGAACCTTCCACCATCATATTTATAATATGCCGGGTTCTTAACAGGTATATAATCTTTTTTCGTGATAAGTACCCTCTTATACCTGTTATCCCATCCAAGAGACAGACCAAGACCGATAAATTTATTGTCTGTATCTTCTTCTGTCATCTCTGTACCGGTTAAGATATTAGTTATTCCGTATCTAAGAATCTTAAACGGAAGATGACGCTTAAGCCAATGTCTGATACCTACACTAAGTTCCTTAAGATTACGTCCATTAGGATCGGTCATAAACACCTGTGCTCTTTTAGTATCTACCCAGAAGTGACCAAATTCTGAACTAATTATTTCAGTGCTCTGGGTTCCAGAATAACCGAGGTCGGTCGTGTTGTACTCCAGAGGCCGGGACGCGAACAGACCGCCGGTGCCCATCTCGGCCTGCCCTGGGGAGGTACGCTCCTTGATTACGTCTATGGCGTTATGGAGTGAAACCTGATCCTCGAATCTGACAAGAATCTGATCGGATTCAATACGCTTCATGTGAATAAGCTTCCCGTTGCTGGTTGGGAACTCATGATAGTCCATAGGCTTGTACGTCAGCCACGGATCTGTTTGGCTGTTTTCAGATACATCAGCCCTACTCCATATAACACCATTAGGACGTTGGTAAGCACAGTCATAAAAACGTCGTTCGTACGTTGCCGGCAATACATTTGGTGTTAGTGTCATCCTCGACGAATAGATAGGACTTATCTTGTAATCATTATCCCTATGGATAGATACGTTCTTTTCTTGTGTCCACCAAACAAAATCTCCTACTTTTGGATAGAATAGTTCATGAGGCTGAGGGCCCTCTAATCTGAAATTACAATTTATTTCAGACTCTACAAGGAACTGAGGAATGCCATAGAACCATGTATAAAATCTTCCATTAACGTACCTGCCGGCTGTGTCACCCTTTAATTCGTATAAGCTCTTCCTGTTTGGATAAAAAGCGTGTCTTCCTTTATTAGATGATGTCCAGCTATTGAAACGTTCGTTATCTATTGTCTCAAGAGCGTCTTCTCCAGTATCATAATTAACAAAATATCTTGGATACCCTACATTTCTGTAATCCATGTATGGGAATGGTATCATGTCTCCAATACCAAAAGCGCTATTATAAAAAACAGGGAATTTTCTTTTTAATGAAAATCTGGTTATCACCGTATCGCCACCGAATATCAGTTTCTTTTCATTAGTGAAAAATCCACATCCACCTATGGAAATCCATTTTATATCTTCTATCTGTCCATATTGATCCGGCCTATATCGCATAAGTCTCATATACGGAGAACAGATGTACGATACTGTTTTGGATTGCTCGAATGTTCTTCCTGCTACAACATCACTTCCAGCAATAACCGAATCATCTATGCGGCTACTGTCGTAATTGTAAACATAGTTCGGATATTCCAATAAATATTTCGATTTACCATCTCCTTTTTCACCTGGATCACCAAATGATAAAAATAACGAAGATTCACGATCTATATTATTAACGAATAAGAAACGTCCCTCATTATCATTTCTACCGGTTCCCCATTTAGAAGACATACTGGCATCCATCATCGGATATACGCCAGACTTAATGTACTTAACAGAAGATAAACCACGGGCAAAATTTCGTTCATACTTATCCTGATCTGTTATGCCTATCATTGAATTATATAATCCCACAGAAGTATAATACCATGCATGATTACGTCTTGGTCCATTGTTTATAAACGCATTAAGCCAATCATAACGGTACTTACCGTACAATATCGGGCCTTTAGCAAGAGTCTGACTGATGGTTGACACCATTGAAGAAAACAGCATGGCCACGCTTAAATTAGTCAGGAATCCTCCTCCGGTAAGACCGGCCGACCCTCCTACGTATCCAGACTGCGCCCTTATCTGAAGCTCTTCTGCTATCATAGCTGCTATTGTAGCACTTGATTCAACTGCGGCAAGCGACGCAGCCATCGTGTATGCGGCAGGACCTAAGATAGTCCATTTTGGATGATCTTCTACAGGTACGAAACTGCCCACAGACATTCCTCTTTGAAACCCGTCTATACATACTTCATTTGGAAGTTCTGGCTTGTTGAAATAAATATCAGGTGAACAGAATGAATACCACACGTTTCCTCCTTTGTCGAAAGGATGGGATATAAACTCGTCTCTTTTGCCAGACGTATAATTATATTGATCTTGTGACAGGTCATTATATGGGTAATTAGGATAGATATTCACATTACCATCGTCTCCTATGTATCTAAGCATATCATAGGCTAATCCTGAAGCCACAACCGACCTATTTAGTCTCCTATCTCCACGATACAGTTCATATCCTACAATCGTATTTCTTTGTTGTTGCGTAATCAAACCAGAATCTACCGCAAAATCCAAAAACACTTGTATGGTGTTCTCATCTACCATAATACCTACCGGATATATTTCAGAAGCTATGTCATATCCACGTTCATCACTGTTCATAAAAGGTATATGCTTGTTATCTGGGAACCGGTAATGACGTATAGGTTGTTGGCAAAATACGGTAGAAGTATCTACTCCTCCATAAGAATGACCCTTGAAATAAGATAATCCATTTTTGTCTGACAAAGGAGCACCATAATATTCTGTTAACTTATTCATAATATTAGAATAAGCTTCTGATTTTTTTGGATCACCATAAGATCTGCCTGTGTCTATTTTCATCCTACTACTATCATAAAGTTCAAAATTAGCAGGATATTTCTCAGATGATTCCCAATATGCAAAATCACCGTATTTATAAGGACGAGGCTTGCAATTGATGGGCCTATCTCCACATGTCTGACATTTTGATGCAAATAAGACAGTTGATCTAAGTGTTATAGAATCCACAGACAAATCAATCTTATTTACCTCCTTTTCTCTTATACCAAAAATATACGGATATATAGTTTTACCTGTAGCAAAAGCGACTCCAAGAATAGCACGGGAAGGCTTCTTTCCTTCTTCTTCCTCTTCTTCTGGGGTATCATAATTTTTATAAGAACAAAATTGAATTTGTCTAAACGTCATTATCCAAGGAACCGCTACAATAGGAGATTCTATTGTAACATAAAAATAATTTTGACCTATAGAATCAAAAAACTCTTCATTTATTTCTCCGAAAGCCGGTCTTGCTATGTTAACAATAACGGAATGAGATGATTCATACTCAGGTCTATCAAATTCAACTGGTACTATTCCAAGAGGGGACCATGTTTCAACATCCTTCCAAAAAGAAACACGAACGTAATTGGTAGACACAGCATCCATTATGCCATCTATCTTTCCAAGAGCTTCAAGATAAAGAACTTTGTTCTCGTCTTTATAACCTTCTATGTCCCACTCTTCTGGTCTATTAATCCTAATAAATCTTGCATTTGT